ATATTTTTCTTTACGAATATATTCGTAAAGGGTGTAAGGAAAGAATGAACAAAATAATAAGATTAAATGTTGGCGGCGTGAAATATTCTACTACCATGACCACTTTGACAAAATATGGAGGATTTCCATCATTGTTGATGAAACGTGAAAGTGATGAGGGTGCTATGGATATACTGAGAGATTCTAAAGGTAGGATATTCATAGACAGAGATGGTAAAATATTCAAATATATCTTAGAGTTCTTGCGATCTGATACAGTAGATGTACCTGAAGATTTGATTGGGAAATTGCTAATAGAAGCAGATTATTACCAGATCAAAGAATTACAAGATGTTCTTCTCGCTAAAATCTCCGGTAAAAAAATCCTTGAAACTGTTACACTCAATGTAGGAGATGAGATATTTACAGTATCCTATGATATTTTGCGACGAGCTACAGGAGACGGATTTTTATTCAAAATATATCAATGTTTGACATCTAATGCACCTATATACATGCATTATGATGCCGAGGGTAATATTTTTATAGACAGATCACCCAAAGGATTCAAGCATCTTTTAGCTGAACTTAGGGGTGAGCGCCCCGATCTCCCTAAAGATTCCCGCGTAGAAGTGTTCTACAAAGACTACATATTTTATTTGGGATATGGTTCTGAGGCGATAGGGAAATTAGAACTCGCAAAAGAGAACAGAAGGCGATACGGTTGTATGGGAGTTTAATCTTGTGAAAAAGTTGAATGTTTCTTCATACTAACAAAAAATGAGTTTAATGCGCATCCTTCTTATGGGTAAAGATAATATAGCGGAGCTGTTTCTCCACACTATTGATTTGACCCCATATATATTTCCTGGATACAGAGGATGTTTTATAGGGATGAACGATCAATACGACATAAAAGTTATGATCTCATACAAACATATTTCCAAAATAGAAGAGACTCTTGAAAAATTTATCGATAATCCCCATTATTTGGATTATTACTTATACGATATACAAGGAAAACAGTACTGCGATTTTTACTTTTCTATACCAGAACAGTACCGGGAAGATAAAGAACATGCGGAGTCAAACAATTACGAAAAATTTAGCCAAGAATTGAGAAATATAGCAATTTTGGAAAGAATCAGTATCAGTACGTGGAAGAAAATACAAAAATGATTTATCTTTTTTCTATATTCACGATCTCTGCGTTCTTCACGAATTCCTTTGCAGATATATCTGCGAAGACTCATGGACACTATACCTTATGAAATTTGGAACGAAATTCTTTCGTTATTACCTGTCAAAAGTTACGTAGCTTTTATTTCTACTTGTAAGTATGCTCATGGACGTGATGTAGATGAAGTATGGAATGCGCTATGTAATCGAGATTTTTATGACGATGGAAATAAATATATTTACTCACAAAATCATCTTAAGAAATGGACGGAAGATTTTGGCTACGGCGATGCCATTAATATATACACTTGCTTATTACGTACCCCATTCCAAAATTTTATAAAACGTCGCTCTGAATTGTTTGGAAAATTAAAAGAGAACCTGAGTATTTGGGCTAGAACTTACCATAGCCCTCGACGTAAAGATATTAATCGATTTGAAGAAGAGCTTACGGAGATTGGCACTTCTGACGTGATGAAGGATTGCGGTGTTGACAAAAAAACTGCTGAAATAGTATGCGAATTGACTGATGAATATTTCTCGGGGTTATCGGATCATATCGACAAAATAAGGGCTGAGATAGTGTATGAGAATATATTACGCTCAAATTTTGGAGCACTGCAGAGTTTTGTAAAAGATAGCACATTTGCGAAGGGTTTCGATCTAGCTCGTGAAAATAGGGTTGTAACGAAAGAGATGTTCAAAAAATTATGTGAAGAAGGTATTTTCGAATTAATGGTAGAATCCCGTTTCTACAGGGAAACGTGGTGGTGTATTATCGTTAAATTGATTAACGAAACTACAGATGAAGAATTTCGCAATCTATTGCACGAGTATATGAAAAAATATATAGATAATATCACAGCTTATTTAAAAGGAAAATATTCAGGAATATATACAGGTAAATGCCTCGACAATAATGATTTAATTATATTAAAATTTCTTATCACGCATATTGATAGTGAACGCAAATAAAAAATGATTTATCTTTTTTACATATTTGCAGATATATCTGCAGTATCCTTGCACCAGTACAAGGAAAAATGAACAGCCTTCCTATCGAAATTAGCGTACTTATTTTCGTGAAGTTACCGATCCGAGATTTAATCTCATTTTTCTCATCGAATAAATCCAATTACATCAGAATGTATGACATCTGAAAATTTATCGTTTATTTTAAGTCTTCCAGTGAATATCTTCAGAAAATATAGGGAAATAAATAACGGCGTATTATGTGATACAATATACGGGATATTCAGGGGTCGATCCGATGAAAACAAAAAAATATTATGGGAATATTTGATTGCGAAAGATAGATGGCTGCTCTATCAAACATATTGTGGGGAATCATGGGGCGACTTAGGGTATCATAATTATTATGTAAAAAACATACATGAATATATAGAAACCAGTAGTTACGAAAAATTTATAGAGATAGTGGCGATCGCATATGATTTGGAACATCATTGAAAATTGAATATATTCTTTGCAAATATATTCATGGATTTTTCCGTAGATACATCCTTTTCGCAAATATATTTGCGAAGAAACATGCATTCCATTCCACATGAAATCAGGAGAATTATAGCATTTGATCTGCCTATTGGTGATTATGTTAATTTCGCGTCTACTTGTAAGGAATACCACGAAGAGTTGAATAATTATTGGCCAGAACTATGTTGGGCGGATTTTTCTATACATGGTGATAAAAAACAATACGCGAACCGGTATTGGAAAACGAAATACAATATTGCTGTCGAAACTATCAAAAATATTCATAATTCCATGGACAAATATTATAATTACCAAAAAATATTAGATATTCTGAAGGAGATAGAAGAATATTTGCGAATATTTGCAAAAATAGGGCGTGCTACTGTAATAGAGCTATTCGAAATGAATGAGACGATAGAACATATTCAAAATGAATGGGCTGTTCTCTACGAGAACACGATCTCCAACAGCAGAACAGCATGCACTAAAATTATTGGGGATTTTGTAAAAGAGCACTGTGTCAAAAAAGTGGAATTCGCCCTACCAAGGAGAACTTCTATCAAAAAGACATTTTTGATAGAAAAAGTTGTCAGTGAGTTTATGGTATCGAAAGAAATAACAGAAGATCAATTATTGTTCTTGCTAAAGATAAATATATTTCGGACAATAGAAAACTTGGGTGGCATTTGGGAAAATGTCATAAAAAAGATTTTCCAGTCTTCGGACGAGTCTCTTAAAAAAGTGTTATGGAGTTATTTGATCGAGGAAGATAAAAATATGTTATACGAAGCATACTATTCGAAACTAACAGTTAGTGTAAGAAAGCATTTTTATAAACATAATCTATGTAAATGTATAGAACTTTGCGATTATGATGGATTCATTCGCATAACATCTTCTCGACCGCAACAAAATTGATTATATTTTTTTGCATTATTCTTTTACACGTAAAAGAATACCGTGTTCTTTATGAATTTTTCCGTAGATGCATCCTTTTCGCAAATATATTTGCGAAGAAACATGCATTCCATTCCACATGAAATTAGAAAAATAATAGCGCTCGAACTACCAATTCGTGATTATCTTAACTTTGCGGCTACTTGTCGGCAATATTACGAAGAAAATAACCATTGGTCAGAATTATGTGAAAGAGATGATATGATGGATAAAACTGATAAGCAAGGTTACATTGCTGAATATTTATCTATGCAACACCTTGAAGCCATGGTACTTATTGAGATGGAAGTCGAGGAAATATTAGCGGTAATTTCTACAAAAAAAACTACAGATAACGATCCAGATATCATTTATCATATGAATATAGTTCTCGAGTGTGTGCATAAATTTATAAATCCGAGCCGCGCCACTATTATAGAATTATGTAAAATATGCCAATCGGTAGAAGATATATTCGTATCAGAAGGAAAGGTAATTGACTCAAATCCTGAATTGAGTGGTATATTAAGAAATATCATATGCGAATATAAGAGAAGATGCCTTATAATATTTGCAAAATTCATAAGATTATGTTGTCTGGAAAAAGTAAAGTGCAAACTACCTGATGTTGAACCATGTTCATTTGGCGGATTATTGTATAGGGCTGTCAAAATGATGTTACTTTCAGACACAATAACTGACGATCAATTATTATTTCTCTTAGATATGGACCTATTCCAAAATATTGAAAAATATGATTATGGATGGGCAAGCACGATTCAATTAATTTTTATCCGTTCTGAAGAACATACTAAAAAAACATTATGGAATTATTTGATAACAAAAAACAAGAATATGCTCTATGGAACATATTTTTCTAGTGAGTGGAAGAAAAAACACTTCCGTTATATACACAAATATATAGAGACTAATGACTATGAGGGCTTTATACAAGTAATACTGTCAGATCCAGAATTACGAAATATCACATTACCTCAATTATTACGCGAGGAAATATTGAACGTGTTTTGAAAATTGATATAATATTTTTTGCATTATTCTTTTCGCACACTCTTTGTAAATCTCCGTGTTCTTCGTAAACTTTTCGCAGATATATTTGCGAATCCTCCGCAAACGCGTTTGCGGAAAAAATGCATTCCATCCCACACGAAATCAGGAAAATAATAGCGCTAAAATTACCTATTGTTGATTATCTTAACTTTGCGGCTACTTGTAAGGAATATAACAAAGAAAAATACTGGGTAGAATTGTATCAGAGAGATTTTGGCTCACATACGATAGAAATAACCGAAAAAACTTACATCGATCAATATTTATCAGACAAATATGAAGAAACTCTCAAAGAGACATATATTATTTCCAACTATATATTAGAAAATATTGATCCAATAGACTCAATTTCGACAGAGTATTATATAGAGAAAATTATAATGCGCATAAGAAGAATTGCAAAAACGCGCTACTATACAATTTTACAACTATGCGATATATGCCGGCAAGTGGACAGAATTTTCATAAATAGCAAAATAAACTATGGCCCATTCTATGCAAAATTAGGAGATATTATGAAAAAATATAGGAAAAAATATACTCAAGTAATCGCTAAATTTATTCAACGCCATTATATAGAAAAAGTCGAATTTTCATTCCCCAATAAACCAAACAGCAAATACAATAAAATGATAAAATGCGGTGTTTGCGCGTTGATGATTTCGGAGGAAATAACCGCAGAACAATTGCAGTCTCTCCTGAACGCGAGAGTTTTTCATATATTTGGCAATTCTAACAACGACTGGGGATTTGTTGTCAAATCAATATTTAAATATTCTGAATGGCATCTGAAAGGGGTATTATGGGAATATTTAGTTACACAAGATAAAAACATACTTTACGAAGTTTATTACCGCAAAAATACTATCGAGGAAAGAAAGCACTATTATGATCATAATTTATATAAATATTTGGAATCTAATGATTATAAAAATTTTATCAATATTGTATTATCTTCACCAACTCCCAAATGCTTGGAATTTTAGCAAATTTGATTATTCTTTTTTGCGTTATTCACGGTCTCCTTGTACTAGTACAAGGAAAAAAATGGACTCTGTACCCCAAGAAATATTAGTTTCTATCGTTCTGTATATGCCAGTGAAAGATATAGTGAGCTTTGGAAGGACGTGCTCCAAATACAAAGAATCTTTGAGTGATGGACATCTCTGGGGTTTATTATTGATAAGAGATGGATTTCGAAAATCGGCCAATATACCAAATAGAGCGCAATATATAAATGAATACATGATCCATTTGATAAAAGAACCAAAAGCGGTAATTATTCCACGTATATACAATATTTTGACATCTTCCCCGGCGATAACTTTGTTGTCAGATTTAAAAAAAATACATGCAAGATTAGTAATAAAAATATCTAATTGGGCAGGTTCAGAACATTCGCAAGCAACTCCTCAAGACATAAGAAATTTTTGCATAATTTATAAATCTGTACTAACCATAAAATTTCCTCCCGGAACGGAACCGTTTGCAGAAATCGTAAGAAAAGCCTTAATCGAATGTGAACACTATATAATTACAGAATTATCTCACGATATATTGTATTTACTAATTGAAGCAATTACAAATAAGATGCATTATTCCATAAGCAAATACAAGGACGGGATTATTCCAATTGATACAGAACAGGATATTATTCGATTCGACACGGTCCTCGAACCAAAAATCCTATCAATCGAAATATTAAAACTTTTATTTGTTGAACCGGGTATCGATTACTATTTCAGTAAAATAGATGCTGATGTGTTTAGATGGATTACCAAAATACTAGTCTACAACTATAAAAAACAACAAAAGGAAAACATAGATATAATATGGAAGTATATACGTGATAATAAAAAGTCATTACAAAAGGTGATATTCCCGAAAAATCGTGTAAAATATATAATGGGGCTTATTTTACAGGATAATGTGGATGATTTCTATCATATGTTCATGTATTGGTAGTCTTTTCTTCGTGAATGCATTCACGAAGACTATAAAAAATTGATCAATATTTTTTGCATTATTCTTCACGAACTCCTTGTACTAGTACAAGGAAAAAATGGATACATTACCTCACGAAATTCTTCTGCAGATTTTCTATTTTCTTGATGTGTTAGAAATAGTAGCGTGTATTTCTACATGTTTTTACCTCAATACTCTCGATGTAAATGATATTTGGAGGTATTTATGCCTCAGAGACTTTAAAATGATAGGAAATAAAGAGACATACAGTAGAGAATATCGCGATAAATGGAACAAAAATATTGGAAAGAAAGAGTTTTCGGAAGCCCTAGCAGCTATTCGCGATAACAGAGTATGCGATATGCATTTCGTAATGGATAAAGTACTTAATAAAATATGGAAATTTATCTGTTCCAATCCAACGCGGTCAGATTTACACGAAGTGTATATTACTGTGAGTACCTATTCACGTCCTCGCAGTAAAAATGCTAAAAATAAAAAATATGCGGGTAATCGCGATTATAAAGAGAGATATAAAGGAATATTGTTTATCATAAATGCTGTTATGGAAAAAACTAGAAATTAAAAAATAAGATTTATTTTTTTGGTTCGCTCTACATAGCGAAAGCCTGAAAGTATGATTTTTTACGTCGAATACCTCAAAACGGCCAATTTTTTCCCATTAAGACAGCCTTCCCGAGTCTTAGTAAAAACTCAGTATAACTGTCGCCTCTCACGAGCGGGGCGGACTATACCTTAAGCATCTCTGTAAATATTTACAGAAACACCGATCCCTTATAGTCTCTGAACGTTTGTTTCGCTGCGGATTGTCCTCTATTTATACCGTTTTTACCATGCTCTCGATCTTTCTCCGAGAGGTCTTATTTACAGAGTAAATAAAGTGGTAGATATAAATTTCAGGAGTTTCCCGCAATTTGAGAATCTCGCTATTTTCGCCATCTATGATTACAGATAACGAAAACAACTAGGAGGTTTCACGCTTTTCACGCCTCCTGTTGGCTCCACCGTTGTTTAGAGCCGTCGCTGATAAGCAAGAAGTTGATTGCGATAGCCACAATCGAAAGATCAGCTTGAGAAATAGTAGATCCCACATTAGGAGATACATAGTTGAAGTAGAATTCACGAGCACGTGAAATATTGACATGACCAGAGGGCTGGTAGCTTCCGGCATACAAGTTGAATGTAATCATGTACGCGCCTATATCAGCAGGTGTCTGGATGTGGTGTCCTCCATAAGTGTATGGAACATATTGATTGAAGAAGGGAGCGGGAATTTGGTTGTACAAAGGAACACCATGAGCTTCGATGGTGATAACACTCAAAGTAGGAACATACTTGTTATAAGTAGCCTGGCAGAAAGGAGAAGGCAAAGCATTATCGATTTCAACTGCGGTGGGAGTGGAAGCATTAGCAAAGGTACCGATAAGAGGAGGGTATGCATGAGATTGAAGCACAACATTCAATTGATTAACTGTCAAAACGGTACCACCGAGAACTCCGAGAGATGCAGCGAAGTCCAATCCCAAACCTGTGAAACTGACAAAGTTGGCAGTGTAGTTATCAGCGGTGATATTGTTAGCGGGTAGAGCTGCTGAGAAACTGTAACCATTAGTCAAACTACATCTATTAACTGTTACTGGATCAACCGCTGAATAGATGTTCCAAGAATCTAGAAGAGCTGGGCTAGTTACATCAATGTTTCCAATTGGCCTAAATCCGCAATAGATAGTTTCAATAGGCCACTTAAGTTGGTTAAGCAAGAGCTGATCTTGAGCCTTGTTATCACGGATGACTTGTTTGCGGTGCACACGGATGAGAGAGAAACCGATTCTCTTAATGAAAATATCATGGATTTCGGGGTTTACGAAAATGTTGTTAATGTAAAGGTCCGCAGTAAGTACATCAGGTACTGGGGGAGGGAAGTTTCCGGGGCTGTCGGCAGCGGGGTTGTACGCATGCTGGTGTTGGAGGATTTGGTTAGCTTGTGCCAATTGAACGTTAATGAAACGTTGTCCATATGGAATGGAGACGGATGGGACCGCTAGGCGAGGCGTTATCTTAACCTTTATTCTCTACTTAGCAATAGAGGATAAATCTATGGTACTAGCATAGACCATCTTTCGATGTGGACGAGACTATATCTTAAGATTTTCGTGGATATTCACGAAGACCCCACTAACATTTAGTCGTTGAACAGCATTATTAAAAATTACATATCGACAAGAGTTTCAAAGTATTCTAAGCAAGCTATTTTAGCTTCTTCTTTTGTTCCGTAATATTTCACAGTGAATATTTTCTTTTTACATAGGGGATGTTTATTAATAGCGTAACCTAAACGTTTTGGATCTTTAATCCAAACTATATATTTCGGAAGTCCTACGACTTCAGGATGTTTTCGAAAATTATCAATATTGTTTGTTATGCCAACTTTAGTTCTTTCGGATATAATTTGTTTAGTTTCCTCTGAATGATCAGAACGATCACCTCCGGATTTCATATTATACCCTTTCTTGACAGAATCATACAAATCGATATATTCCATTTCCCATCCATCCAAGTCTTCGGTATCAATGTCATCTTCTAAAATTTCGATAGAAAATTTATCAATTCCGTACTTCTTTACCGCGTTATATAATTTGGAGCAAGTGCCTTTTTTTGTTTCGATATCCTTCGGCATATCTTTTAGCAGCACTCTTATGTTTATTCCAACGTTTATTTAGCTCATTTTTAGTTTGGCCTATGTATATTTTACCATTTTCGGAACAAGTTATTTGATATATAATTCCCATATTGTGGTAATAAGGGTAGAATACTCATTCTTTTTCTTGATTTTATATAATAATTTTCAATAACTTGGTTGCGGATTGTCCAATCTTCAAGGTTTTTACTTCTATTATCCTACATATAATATCCCCATAAGTTTCCCTATAAGGCTTCGCTATAAGCAGCGAAAAGTACTTGAAGTTTAAGGAAGTTCCCGCAATTTGTCAGTGTCGCACTCTCTTCATTCGATCAAATGAAGAGAAATACTAGCCTATACTTTTATATAGACTAAGACCATTCAGCCTTTTTTTGGGTTGTTACACCAAGGAAAAGGCCTAAAAATCTTTGTTGCACCAAAAGAGAAGAGGAATCCAGAGATCAAGGGCGGGTTGGGTAACCTTGGAAGTCTGAGGACCATCCCAGAAGGTAACACCCTCGCGAACGAGAGCGCCGCGGAAGTTGTGGCTTCCGGAAAGAGAAGAGCTTGTTACATCACAATAACCTTCGTTGGGCAATTCCTGGCCGACGTTCCTGTTCCAACCAATGGTCTTCTCGGGTGTAATAAAACGATACTACCTGTCTTTGTTTTTACCAAAGGTAAAGACGAAAACATCCATATTACTAGTATGGACCATCTTTCGATGTGGTCTAGACTATATCTTAAGATATTCGTGGATATACCACGAAGACCCCACTAACATTTAGTCGTTGAGCTGCACGCTCTCCACAAATATATTTGTGGAAAACGCTTGGTTGCGGATTGCCCAATTTCCTGAGATTGTTACGCTCCTTTTTGTTAGTAAACTAACAAAGAGAAAATCACAAGTTTCCCTGCGAATATTTCGTACTCAGGAACTATTGCTACATGATAGCAATTCCTTATATTGACACATAAACGCTTTGACTTTTATCTTCTGCCTTATATGTCATTACGGATAAGGGGTTTCCCGCAATTTGTCAGTGTCGCGCTTTCTTTATTCAATCGAACAAAGAGAAACACTAGCCTATACTTTTATATAGACTAAGTCAATTATTTAACTTTTGATGGAAGTTCATTACTTCGGAATCATATTCATCCAGAGGGTTTCCGTTAACTTGGAATTGCACGTTTTGTACTAGTGCTTGACCAACATAATTTACATAAGCTAAAAGCTCCTGACCTACGGCCGGGTTGGTAAGAGGTGTTGTCCAGTAAGCTGCGTTAAGAGCGGTTACGCTGCTCAACACAATGTGCAACACCATGTCATGAAAGAAATCGCCGAATTGGGGTCGAAACTACCTTTTCCCTACATGTAGAGAAAATCTTTATTTCTTGTAAAGACGTATTTTCATACGGGACTAGACTATATCTTAGGGTTTCCCCCACCTCCATTTAGTCGTTGAGCTGCAGCTCTCTTCGTAGACTGGTCCACGAAGAGAACCTTGGTTGCGGATTGTCCAATATTTGAGATTGTTACGCTTCTTTTTGTTAGTGAACTAACAAAGAGAAAATCACAAGCTTTCCCTGTAATTATTTCGTACTCAAATCTTAAGGAGTTTCCCGCAATTTGAAGGTGTATAGCATATGCTTTTACATATACTAGCACGTATCCATGCTGAATTGAACAGTACTACCGAGACGGGCTGTGCCGGATTGTACAGATGTCTTATTATATTCGTAACCACGCTTGTATCTTCTACCATTTTTCTTTAAAAAATCAATAGAAACCTATACATTTTAACTTATAGGTCTACTTTTCAGTAGGAGCTAGACTATATCTTAAGATTTTCATGGATATATCCACGAAGACCCCACTATCATTTAGTCGTTGAGCATTTATTAACACTAATTTTAGGAATTTATTATCAAATCATCCAAGAATTCTTTAGCTCTTTTGAGATTTTCTTCGTTACTATACTCTTTTTGGTCAAAATTTTTAATATATTTTGTTTCATCGGAAAGTGTATGATATATTCTATATCCTCTGCCATATTTTTGTATTCCTTTCGGGAGATTGGATATCTTTTTTTCTACTTTGATTCCATTTTCTTCCAAATCACAAAGGAATGACATAGCATCTAACAATTTTTCATTCATGTCTTTTTTCTTGCTGCAAAAGTACTTCGATTCACAAAGCGGATGTTTAGATATTTTATACCCTTCATATCTTGAATTTTTGAAATGTATCATATATTTAGGCAAATCTAGAGATTCTATTTTTTTACGATATGGTTTTGAGTCCCTTTTTTTAGCAGATTCACTCATACGCTTTCTCGTTTTTTCAGACATGGTCTTATTTGAATTACCACCATTCATCAAATTATAACCGTTTGGTGATAGTGTGTTATGTAATTCTATAGCCTTGCGTTCATAGTAATCTAATTCTGTTTCATTACATATCAACAATACTTCTGAACTAACGGAATCCTCTCCATATTTCCTAATAGCGGCGTTTAGTGCTATACATCCACTCTTAGTATCGCGTCTTGCTTTACTGAAATGTTTTGTTAGTCTCTGATGAAATTCTTGTGTAGTTTGACCTATATATTCCTTACCACTGGGTAGAGATAATTTGTATATAATTCCTTGTTTCATTAGTGTTAATTTTAGTTGCGGATTGTCCAATTTCTCGACGTTTTTACTATACCCTCATTTCTTTGATTCATTTTTTTAAAATCAAGAGATGATTTTACCAAGTTTCCCTGGGGACTCTTCCATTTCGCAAAATGGAAGAAAGTAGTCGAAAACTTAAGGAGATTCCCGCAATTTGACAGTGTTGCAGTATACTTTTCGTAGTCTAGGATACTAGCATTATTTTTCAATACTAAACTACTAATTGTATTACTACTAGCACGCTGTTTTCAGCGTACTGCTACTTGTCGTTACCGCGATTCGGTAACATTTTATAGCTGCAAAAGGCTTGAAGTGCGCATTCATGAATCTTTAATACCATCTATTACATCCACAAGGTAAATGTAAACTGACTCTTCACTTCTACATGAAGACATGCTTTCGCATGGGAATAGACTATATCTTACGATTTTCACAACATATTGCGAATATCGCACCACCGTTTAGTCGTTGAGCTGCATCTTCTTCATAAAAATTTATGAAGAAAACTTGGTTGCTGATTGTCCAATGTCTTGAGATTGTTACGCATCCATCTATCTTTTTACAAGTAAAAGGATAGAAGAGGAACTTCGTACTCAAAACCTTGAGGAGTTTCCAGCAATTTGATGATGAATCCCTAATGTCAAGGATATGCGTTCTTTCAATATCTACCAGAGTAGGAGTAGGCTCTTGTATCTATCCATATTATTTGTAAATAATACAGATATCTTGCGAACTACCGCAAAAGTACCTTTCAGTACGAGATAGACTATATCTTAAGCCTTTCACATAATATGTGAAAAGCCCATCACCATTTAGTCGTTGAGCTGCACGCTCTCCACAAATATATTTGTGGAAAACGCTTGGTTGCTGATTGTCCAATTTTCAAAGATTGTTACGCATCCATCTATCTTTTTACAAGTAAAAGGATAGAAGAGGAATTTCGTACTCTGAAACTTAAGGAGTTTCCAGCAATTTGATGATGTCGCATTCTCTCATTTGATATCAAATGAGAAGAACACTAGCACTTCTATTAATCTATCAAATTAATAGAAACACTAGGACCTAATTGATCCTTAATTTGGGGATTCCTAGCTCTCATGCGCTCGATTTCTAACAAGCGCTTATTAAGCAAAGCCGTTGCCATAAGCATACGATCTTGTTTACCCGTTAATACCAGTATTTCTACTTCCTAACCACTAAATTAGGAACACTTTTCAGTGTGGACTAGACTATATCTTAAGATGCTTCGTTTTCGCGTAAACGAAAACACCCCACCACCGTTTAGTCGTTGAGCTGCAGCTTTTTCATATCTTCATCTATAAATGAAGACGTGAAGAAACCTTGGTTGCGGATTGTCCAACTTTTCAAGGATTGTTACTTTTTTTCTTATAGATAAGAAAAAGAGTACCTTGATTTTTAAGGAGTTTCCCGCAATTTGATGGTGTTGCATTTTTTCATATCTTCATCTGTAGATAAAAACACAAATAAAACACTAGCATTCCCCCTGTTTAGTAGGAACACTACGACTATTAATTCAATCGTTGGTAATCAACTGGAAAATTCCACCAGTGGCCATTTTAAATTTTGTTTATAATTGCTAGTATACTATGGCAGCTATCAAAAAACAAAAATAAAAATAATTATTACAAAAATAAAATACTTGATATCAAAAAAGGATATAAATATACGTATAAAAAAATGTAAATTAAAATTATTTAAAATAAAAAAGAATACACAAAATATTAGCATGTCAAAAAAATTGACGACCGAAAAGTTTATTGATGTGGCTAAAAAAATACACAGCAGCAAACGTTATGATTATTCTAACACTGTGTATTTAGGAGGAAACAAATCCATAAACATCATTTGTCCTAAACATGGAGAAGTAACATTACTGAATGCCCAATGTCATATATATTCATGTGGTAAAAGAGACCCAATCGGATGCCCAAAGTGCGGTGTTGAAAAAAGAAACATGAATTTAGTGAGTAGAAATAAAAATCGTATCCTCACAAAAAGAGAATTTGTAGAAAAAGCAATCAAAATACACGGAAATGTATACAATTACGAAGTATCGGACTATCTCGACACGCAAAATACTGTGGATATATTTTGTAATAAGTGTCAAAAAAATTTATATTACGTGCTGGTAGTCATATTTATGGAAAACATCCTGCAGGATGTTCAATTTGTAAAGAATCTCATGGAGAACGTTATATACGTAGTTTATTGACAGAATTAAATGTAGATTTTATATCCCAAAAAAATATTAAAGGAACTCTGCTAAAATGGGATTTTTATATTCCAAAATCAAAAATATACATAGAGTTTCACGGTAGACAACATTTTGAAGTAGTTGATCATTTCGGCGGCAAAGAAGGTTTTTTCGTAGGAGTTAAAAGAGATTTAATTAAAATGAGGTGGATACTAAATAACAAAAAAATATTATTATCGTTTATGAATGTGAATACAATACATCCCTATCATTATTATTTTATATGTAATTTCCCAAAAAATCAAAGTTTTCTTTATTATGAAACCAGGAAGATGATGTACGAACATTGTGTATCCATACAAAAATATCAGACCACTTCCGGATTTCCAGTAGAGGAATTCAAATACGTCTGCGACGAAGTTAAATCATACATAGAGTCTTATAAACTATTCGATGTATCGTTTCTTTCCAAAAATGCAGAAGAAATAGAAATGGAAGAAATAGAAACGGATGAAATTGATATATTTTACTAAGGTTTTTCCCTTCTTATTTTTTCTCGCGAATATATTAAAAAGGAAAAATTGAACATGTGTTATAAATCGTTAGAAATGGAAACTCCTCAACTTTCTGTTTACGTGATAAAATGCACAGATAATAAGTATTATGTCGGCAGTACTAATAAAAAATAGTGAAAGAATATTAGAACACTTCGCTAAAAACGGAGCAGGGTGGAATAAATTATATTAGCGAGGGATTTGGATTGGTACATTCTCTTTGTAGATGTATCTACGAAGAACATGAATAATTCGTGAAAATTGAATGCATTTTTCGCAAGTATTTATGGATATATCCATAAAAACAATGGAAGAATTAGTTAGTACCTATCAAAGTATAAAAAATATTCCCGAGGTAGTCGAACTAGTTAAAATCCTAGAAAAATATGCATTCGATAATGATTACGAAGCAGGATATTATTTAGGATTTTCGGAAGGTTGTAATTCCGTCATAAAGTACTGTTCAATAGGTAAATCTATGAAGACAGAATTTGCGATATTGTCAGGTATTTGTTCAGAAAAATATTTACAATACGAAAATACGACATCTAGTATATCAACGTACAGCGCTCCTGAAACACAAACCGAATGGAAGTTTTATTACACTACCAATATTATAGATACAACTACTATGGATGACATCAAAAAAAGATCAAAGGATCATCTTGTGTCTCTAGTAACTCCATTCCTCGCCGGAATTGATAACGGTATTACTAATAAAACAATACCAAAGGATCGAAGTCTCCAATTTTATTATGGATTGTACAAGGCGTATACTCGCGCGGAACCATATTGTACAAAAGAAGTGGATAAAACTATGGTTGGATTAACAATAGGAAATATATGCTGCAAGATCCAAGAAAAGTGTTAGAATATTCTGAAGAAACCTTCCTCATCTAAAAATCGGGCGCAATCTTTCACTCTTATTTTTTCTTCAATGTTTCTTCGAGCTATTTCCTTTTTAATGTTTTGTTTATTAACACAAATAAATGTTATTCTAGAAAGACCATCATCTTCTGGAAAATCTTCAGCCAATACGTATATCATATCTTCAACTTTACTTTCAAGGGTAATTTTTATGATACTACAACTGGCATTACCTTCTTCATATTTTTTGATACATTCGAGAGATTTCATTATACAACAACCATTGTACAAATAAACATCCCTTTCTTCATATTTTGATATTAATTTCTGTATACATTTTTTTTTGCAAATACATTTGCAAAAAACATAGGTATTTCGCGGTAATATCGGCAAGGGGCTTAGGTTGGTGCGTTTTTTCCGTGAATACATTCTCTTCGTAGATGTATCTACGAAAAATAAACAAAAAAATAATAATCAATTTTCATGAATATACTGGCCCTACGATCGCATAGAAATTTTGCTTGGAAATTTCGTGATGTATTTCTGGATTATAACAAAATCCTATGTTTTCCAGCCATTTTATTATATGAGTGTATTTTTTCTCAATAGCGATCAAATATATATTAGGCAGCAATAATTTATGACACTTATGGTGTGTGTATAGATATTCTAGAATATGTAAATGTCCGCCAAATGTTGCATATACACATGAAAATGAATCAAAACCAACGCCATAATTTGCTAACTCTATACATATATCAAGACAACCTTGACGAATAGCAAAATTCATATTATCAATATTATATACCATACCTTTATGTATCATCCATTTTACTACTTCAGGATTTTTTGACATAATAGACCCTCTTTTCGCAGATCGATGGATGTAATACATACGGCTACATAACCAATTCAGCATATTTATATGACCGTTCTTAGCAACATAATAGAATACACGCTCAGTTGGATGCAATCCTTTTGCTATTGCCCATTCTAATACATTAAAATTGTTCCATCCCGCTGCATAATCACAAACTTCCGCACCAATAGCGCATCCCTGTTCTTTAACTTTTTTCAGCATTTGCAGATCTCCTCGCATTGCCAGATATTTAACTACGTTCACATCCCAAGGGCATCCATTTGCACGAAGCCATTCTAAAACATTGAAGTATTTACGTCCAACGGCATCGCCGCATAAGTTTTTATAATTTTCCACAATATTTGTGGAAAGAACATCATTCCATTCATGACATACGAATTTGCAAACAATACGCATACAAGGTTCTGTTATAAACCTAAGTATGTAATCTGTAATTTCAACAGGAATGGAGTCCATTTTTTCCGTGAATATATTCACGGAGAGTTTCAATTTTTCTATAAAAAAGTAAAACTCTCTAATTAGCAAACGGATTGCGATATTTCTTTATCCTATCCATTAGTTCCTTTCTGCTGATTGGAAAGTGTACTTCCGGATTATAATAAAAATTCCTTTTCTCTAGCAGCCATTCTCGCACAACTTCGTCTCCCTCCAAATACATATTCGGTAGTATAGAATCTGGTATAAAGCTTATATTATTCAAATAATCCAAAATATCCAAATTACCACCTTTGACAGCCTTGGTGCAAACAAACGGATCCATACTACTTGCATTAACTAATTCCTTGAACATTTTGTAATCTCCGCGCTCTGCGGCTATGTCAACTAATTGGTAAGTAAATGGTACTCTTTTATTTTTAAACCATCGTAACACTTCTAAGTTTCCAGATCGTACGGCACCTCCTGCAGCCGGTGGAAATAGTAGAATTTTATGCTCGTACAACCAATCTAAAGCTGCGATATTGCTATTTTCAGCAGCTATACTGTATGCTTGCCAGCCAAATATACCGCCGTTTTCTTTAATCCACTCCAGAACTTCTATATTAGGTTGTCCAGCGGCATAATTAATAGCGTATGAACTCCAAGGACATCCCTTTCTTCTCAATAACTTCAACGTTTCCAAATCGCCTTGTTCAGCAGGATACCGAAATACATCTTCATCCAAAGGGCATCCATTAGCACGAAGCCACTCTAAAATATCAAAATACTTGTGCTTAACAGCATCTCCACATAAATTCTTGTATTTTTCTCTATGTTCTTCACGATATTCGTGAAAAGTACGAAGAACATCATTCCATTGATGGCAGACAAATCTACAAACCATGCGCATACAAGGTTCAGTTACGAATTCAAACATGTAATCAACAATTTCAATAGGAAGGGAATCCATTTTTTCCGTGAATATATTCACGGAGATTTGCGAAAAAGATGTATCTACGAAAACCACGGAGATTTGCGAAAAGGATGTATCCATTTTTCTTCGTAAACTTGTTTACGAAAAATTCGTGAAGTACACGGAGAGAATACAAACAGGAGAAATATTCATTTTTTTACATTCCCATAAAAAAATACTTCAACTAGAAAAGATACATTCATTTTGGTATATAAAATCCACTCTCATCCAAATAGTAAGCGTAACGCTCGATATCATCGTATCTAATATCTCTTCTCTTCAGTTCATCTTCGAATATTTCCCGCCTTACACTAATAAAAGTTATTTCATCACGCTCCTCTTCTAAAATATATATTTTATCCTGAACAATATCGTCCAATATAACTTTTATAGCGCTGTATGTATCTTCAGCATCGGTCTCAAGTTTGTATATGGATTCGAGTGAATCAACTACACCCCCGCTATATAAATATACTGTTTTAGACTCCATCTTCTTCTCATGTTGAGCAGTTATCAATGCGATGCAATCTTTCGGCAGGTTATCATATAAATATTTCGCGGTAATTTCAGCAAGAGATTTTGGTTGGTGTGTCTTCACGGAGTTCATGAATGTATCCATGAAAATTGTAAATGTATTTACGAATATCCTTGTACTTTTTCACGAATTCTTTGCAATTTTCACGAATATATTCGTGAAGGATATGAAAAAACAAACTTCAGTTTTTAAATCAAACTAATTTTTTCCATTGAAGGATATGGCAACGCAATAATAAATATGGCAAATAGAATCATTATTATCACACTCGCTCCTAAAATAATCAACCAAAGTGCCGATGACACAGAGCTCGATTCACTAGAATTTATAGTTCTTTCAGGAATCATCCACCAAGGTAATTCAGAAGTTTTTGTTGAATTGATTGCGATATATCCATTGGCAATAATTTCGACATTTCCAGCAAAAGGGTTGGACGAAAACACAACATAATAGCAACCTTCTATAGTGTACAACATTTGATTCGAGTTAATCGTCATAACGAAATTATTCCAATCGTACTTACATCCACAAGCTACCCAATAGTTTGTGTAATTATTTCTGAGGGATATTTCGGATTTGCGCCAAGAACCATTATTGAACAAATGATTCATAGGCACGATATTATTCATTTCACATGAATCATCACCTAAGTCGGCGTAAGGAGCTAAATGTCCTCTATCAATGTCATATTTTTCTTGCATTCCATTATAACTATACCAAGTGTAATTAGATCCATTTATCCATTTATTCCAACAACCTCCGTTATGTATATGACCTGACGGTTGATAAACCGCATAATTAGCCTGACCTAATGTGAAATTGTAATCTAATTTGTACGCGCCATAATCTAATGTATGATTCACTCTAAGATGATATGCCGAAGTGCTCCATACACATAATACAATAATTGCGAGAAGTCTCATTCTCTTCATGGATATATCCATGAAAAACATAGTATTTACGAATTTCCTTGTACTTTTTCACGAATATATTCGTGAAGAATATGAAAAAAACAAACTTCAGTTTTCTAAAATAATGGATATATTTGGTTGTAAGCACATATAGATTTGTTTTTTATGACTACTGCACATACAGCATAATAATTTTGAGATTGTATTTTATCAATTTCCAATTTCAAAAGTCCCTTATCAGGCAGAGGATCAGGATAATAACCCTCTTCTTCGTATCCATCAGTCATGCCTGTTGCAACGAATGGCAGTGATCCATTCGCCTCTGAAAATAAATGATTCAATATTTTTTTAGCTTTTTTGGCTCTCTTGACAGATTTGATGTATATTTGTTCATACTTGTCGTATTGTTCAAATAACAAAACATATATATTGTATATATATTTAGTGTTCTTATTTTCGTAACATTTGATTCTGTAGGTTCCGTGCAAATCAATGTGAGATAAGTATTTTTTTGTTTTCTTTTTATTACTCGAAATTTTTATTTTTCTCCCAGTGCGATAATCACTGCTCACAAGAACGTATATTCTTCTGGTACCACTATTCTTTTTATACACAATACTACAGATTTGTTCATCACTCGTGGCATTATTGACGGAATCTATCAACTCGTATGGAATACTTACTTTTTCCTCATAAATTGTAACATAATACATATTTATCGTTTCCACACTACCATCTTCAACAATTACTGGTCGACTTTCACACGTTACTCTTTTGTCCATGATATCCTTGTACTTTTTCACGAATATCCTTGTACTTTTTCACGAATTCTTTGCAACTACAATTGCAAAAAGTACAAGGAGAATACAAAAAAACGAGTTTCAGTTTTTAAATCAAATACTTTCTAAAATAGAGTTAATTGTTGAGTTTCAGCCATTCCGATACCGCGATGTGATTGTTTTCTTCGGCATGTCGCACGTGGAAAGGAGAACTGATATAATGACCATTTTCTTTCAGCCATTTCAATAATTCCAACCTTCCGTAAATAACAGCACAATCGATATCTTTCTTCGTGAATTTCAAACCCTTGCTGTGTAAGTATTCTACAGTGTCTATATTGCCAGAGCAGCAAGCAGATCTGAGAACTTTTTGATGCATAGGGTATTCGTTTTCGTACAACCACCTGATGCTCTCAAATTTGCCAAATTTGGCGAAATATAAATCTAACTCGCAAAAATTTTTCAATCTGTCTGCTCCGAGAAATTCCAATACTTCAACAGAATGACAGGCAGCGCCGACGTAAGTTCTGTAACTCACTCCACATCCGTTGCCAATACACCATTTCAGTGCATCGGTGTAGCCATTCTTAGCCAGTTCTCTTCCGAGACAATATTCTCGATTAGCAGGAGTTTTGATATAGCGTTTGGCTATCTTTCTCCATCTTTCGCAAACGTGCTTCGCAAGAGATGGGTACGAATATTCAAATATACAAACGAGAGACTCGACTGGTAAATCGTTAATGCTCATGTTTTGTTTCTGAAGATTCGTGGTTATACTTATTGTTCAAAATATTCAATTTTTCTACTATTCCCGGTTTGTTCTTTATCCCGATATCCTTATACCATTTGATAGTATTCACCAAACCTTTTCCCCTTGACGGAAAGAGATTTCCATGACCCCTCCATTTAAGCGATTTATTTGTCATTTTGTCTATTTTTTTCAAAAAGTCAGCGATGTCAAATTGTGGGTCGATTTTGTCCCGATAATTAGAAAGAATAAAATATTCTAAACTACAATCACCACAATGATCATATCCCGTCTCTACATCAGAGATAGGATTGATGTGCATACCTATAGGTCGTTCAATATTATTATAATAGTAGAACTTATCCTCATATTTTACCGTGTCGTAATTTCGAATATTAGTTATATCTTCCAAACTCCCAACTAATCTCGTTTCAGTAGAGTTTACCCCCGCGAATGGTTGAATATATATCTCACCACTTATATATTCCATTTTTTTATCAGAATAATTCTTCACGAAATCAATTGTGTTCCGACATTTGTCGAACGTCGCAAGATAATTATCATTAATATCTTCGATATCTAAACTAAAGAAAGGTACGCGGAATTTTATCATATATTTCTCAGGCTGTAATATACTCAACCAAACATACTGTTGTGCTAAATCCCACAAAATATCTAAATCCGTTGGACTTTCATCCCCAGAGGTTCTTATATCCGACCAAAAATACAATTTACCAATTTCGCGTAATAATCCCGCTAGCTCGTCGGAAAAAACATCTTCTATGATGTATATTCTAAAATTGGATTCTTTAATGAACTTTATAGATGCTTCATCAACTTTTTCCATTATTCCGTCTTTTCTGTTAACTATGTTAATATCACCAGTAGAATGGTCAAATAAAGCTATTTTTTTACTAATTTGGGTATCATATCGATCATCCTTTGATGTCTTGATGTATACTATATTTCCAATTTTATCTGAATAGTGTGGTTTGCATTTTTTAGTATATATTAACGTCTCCCTTGGATCAACAAGAATAAACTTAACATTTGGGAATAATTTATGCAATAAATAAATATGATTGGATGGACTACTTCCGGCGTATATTACAAAAGCATGAGCGTCTTTCGTAGGCAAACTGTTAGTCAAAAATTGTATTTCATTATCTAGTAATTTGCGCTGTCCTATATGTACAACCGGTCTATAGATCATACTTTTAGGTCTGTACTTTAGTTCGTGTTTTATATCATTCATAACCACACATGGCGGCATATCGTCAAATTCGCTTATTATCGCTAATATTTGTTCGAAATCTTTGCAATTTAATAAAGATTCTGCGCTTCCTGAATAAGAGCGATTTTCGTGCAAATTGAGAAATAACCATATAACAGCCGCCACTACTATTACTAAAATAAATACTAAAATTCTAATATCGTACATTCTCTTTATAAAGAGAATATAAAAAAATATCCACAATTGTTTTATCTAAATTGGATTGACATATTCTATTGAAGGATACGGTAGTGCGACAATAAATATAGTGAATAAAATCATCAATGTGATGCAAATTCCTAAAACAATTAGCCAAAGTATTGATGTAATATCAAATTCATCAGAATTTGGAATATTCGGGGCGCTATTTTCCACTATCCACCAAGGTAAATCGGAAGTTTTTATCGAATTGATCGCAATATATCCGTTAGCAATAATTTCAGTATCTTCTACCATGGGATCAGATGTGAATACTACATAATAACACCCTGCTATCTTATACAATTTCTTGCCATTGGTTATGATAAATTTGTCCCAGTTATATTTACATCCGGAAGCGATCCAATAATTTGTGTAATTATTTCTAAGGAATAATTCAGATTTACTCCAGACACCCTGATTAAAGGTACTATCCATGGGCGCGATATTATTCATGATACAAGATTTATTACCTATGCCCGCGTCAGGAGCTAAATGACCTCTTTCAATGTTATATTGTTGATACGGCATGGTGTAATCACTTACTGTAAAATTAATTCCCAGAGCCATGTGTTTATAACAACCACTATGCGGCACATTCTTTTTAGGTTGATAAACCGCGTAATTAGCTTGGCCTAAAGTGAAATTGTAATCTAGTTTGTAAAGATCGTAATCTAATACATGGTTCACTTTAAGGCGATATGCCGAAGTACTCCATACGCATACAGCAACGACAATAATCACAGAAAGTCTCATTGTTTCCATGAATATATTCATGGAGATCGTAAATGTGTCGACGAAGGGTATATTCATGAAAAATTTACGAAAATTTCAATTTTTTACTTTCTTCTCCATGTTTTTCGTAAATTCCCTGCAAAAAAGTACTCCCTTTATGAATATATTCATAGTTCTTCGTGAATATATTCACGAAAAATTAAGATGTTATGCATAACAGTATAGGAAAGATAATAAATATCATCATTATCAATAAAACATTTGTAATTATTGATTCCTGGGAATTATCCTGTATCCACCAAGGTAATTCAGAAGTTTCTGTCGAATTTAGCAGAATATATCCGTTAGTGGTAATTTTAACATTTCTGGTAGAAATTGGATTTGTGTCAAATACTATATAGTAGCAACCATCTATTGTGTATAGTATTTGATCAGTACTGAGTGTAGTAACATAATTTTCATAATTATACTTACATCCGACAGCTACCCAATGGTAGAAATAATGTGTTCTGAGGAATTTTTCTAGTTTCTTCCAAGTATTATTGTAAAACACATCATTCATTGGCACTATGTTATTCATGGTACATGAATCAGTCCCTACATCCGCTATAGGAGCTAAATGACTTCTATCGATATAAAAACTTTCTAACATTCCACTATAACTATACCAGGTATAATTTTCACCATCTACCCATTTATCCCAGCATTTGCTCATACGAGTATAACTTGATAGCTTGTAGATAGCATAATTAGCTTGACCTAAAGTATAATTGTAATCTAATTTGTATGTTTCATAATCCATCATATGATCCGCTTCGAGATGAAACGCTGAAATACTGCATATGTATATGGCAATAATAATTACGGAAAGTCTCATTGTTTTCGTAAATGCATTTACGAAGAACATAGTATCGACGAAGGGTATATTCACGAAGAACATAGTATCGACGAAGGATACTTTCAGCTTTTTATAATCTTCATATTTTCATTTTTTTTATATTCTTCATTTCTTTGTTTCTTCATTAATATATTCTTTGTTTCTTCATTAATACATCAACAAAGAAATGAAGAAAATAATGTTTTGCGAGCCGGAGAATTCCAACCTTATTGCTGGCGGTCTTTCTGGTAATAAAATTCTGGAGGTAAACACTGAACTTTACAATAAAATAATAAAAGCGCCCAAAATATACGAAACGGATAGTACCACTGCCTATATTTTTGGCAAAAAATACCCACTCAACACTTATGTCAGGTTAGGAACCCAACAAGGCGATTTCTCTCAAATATAGACTACAATATCGCCGTAAAATGTAGAAAAAATGGAACATATCATAAAGATAATTCCGTATCAACTTCCAAGTATCAATATATTTTTTGTTGATATTTTTCATTAATATATTAATGAAGAAACAAAGAGTGTAAACGTTGGGATGATAGAAATATACTAAGAAAATTGAAAAAAGATTACCCTTACATGTTATTCTTGGGAGAAGGATCTGTACGCGGATCATCATTATATGGTCATTACAAAGGAAAAGTATTAGATAGTATCATTATAGATACTGGTTATTTCTTTCAAGAATAATGGACGACCCACTCCTTTATAGATATATTTACAAAAATAACGAATATTTTCACGACAGTGATTGCGACAATGATGCGGTGCCAATACGCCTCACTGATAATTCTGGCGATATAGCATATTTTAGACTTGTGGCTGATGAAGGACAAACTATTTTTCTCACAGAAGGCATTTCAGAAAAAAAGAGGTATTTTATAAAAGTAAAATATTGCCTCTACAATTCTCAAGATGATACTTATTTGGAAAAAATATACACCAATAGAAGTGGAATTTGTAGAAAAGATTCATTTTCTATTTATCATGACAACATAACATTCCCTATGAACATATTAGTAGTTGAACTGATATTTTCTTTGTTGATATATCAACAAAGAACACTTAAGTTACAAACTTTATTATGTAAACATAGTGAAAAAGTACTCGAATTGGTAAACAAAGAGTACTTATTATTCGTTCCTATTTTCTTGGAGCATTGCATTGATGCCGGCACTATACAATTTTCTGGAGCAAATTTCGGAAGGCTAATAGACGTGTCAAATATTTTACGCAGAAAAAATCCAATTATAGATTTATATACACTGCGTACAGTAGATGATGCTCTTGGTAAGATACTAATATTTTAGTTTCTTTTTTGAGATGTCGAAACTTTGGATATTTGCCTACATTGAATATACAGGAGATGTATCCAATAGTATCGTGATCAGATCCAGTGATAAAGCCAGTGTCGGAAGATATGTTAAAGAAAATCCAGAAGTATTTCACGAATTATTCGAAGAAATGAAGTATATAACTTATTACAAGAGCGAAGTGAGAAAAGCTCTATATCCGAAAGATGGTCCTAAGTATCCAAATATAGATGTAAAAAAAGCGTTATCTGAAATACCTGATGACGAGATAATCTCAGAATTTCAATCATATGAAAAAGACTGCGAATCTTCCGCCGTTAATGTAATATGCATTGAAGAAAGTAAAATAATCAACATCTCCTAAGACATTTCCATCAATGATCTCGTGCATCCATTCTACTATATTTTTTTCCGGTATTGTTAGGAATAATCCAACTTTATATAAGAACCTCAACATTTCTAAACTGGGAGTACCTATGAAATAATTATAGTTGCAAGCCGCGACAACACAATTGACTTTATTCACAGGAAATCCATAATTATACAGCTTAGAAAAAACCTCTACATTACCCAAAGAAGCAGCTAGTTCGCAAACTTTATCTGTTTTCATGTGGCCGCCTCTCATAACCATGGAACTTATAAGTTCTTTCCATTTTTTACGTACAAATTGACAAACTGCTGACATAATCCAAAATATGTGTTAAAATTTCGGTGGATAGGGAATCCATTATATTCTTCGTAAACTTGTTTACGAAGAGATTACGGAGAGTACAGAGATTAAGAGGAACATTTAATAAATAATCACGAAAACAAAAAATGATTTTTTGCAATAGTTATATTCTCTTCGTGAATCTCCTTTGCAGATATATCTGCGAAGAACCATGGATAAAATACGCATTCACACAATCTACACTTATAAATCACATCCGCAAGAAGTGGCAACTGTGCCGGTGGATCCAAATATTTCAGAAAAAAATTTGATAAGAAAACTTACTGAAGGCATGACTGCATCAGAACGTTCCGATTTGGTAAAAATATCAACTAATCAACTTTTGAACGCAAACCAAAATCCAATAGGATATCTCTTGGAAAGAAACGGAAAGTACTATTTTGGTGAATTATAATAGACGACATATCATCTCCATAACTTCCTCTGGTAACCATGAAAATACACCATAACGGTCATTTCTTATGATTTTTTTCACAATATTTACTCTCCCGGCTAATTTACATTTGATAAGCATCGGATCTTTTCGGAAGAGATTTCTTGATAATGTATCAAATGACCACGGCTTATCTAGGTTTTCTTTGATATGATCGAAGAGAATATTCGGATTGGCCGACATTGCTTCATAACTATAGGGTCCAAATTCTCCATTCTCAAATATATCCCACCTGATATTAGGATTTTTACACAATTCATGATAATCCCAAAGTATATTTGGATTATTTCGAACGTGATCAAAGAGAACATTTGGATTTCTTGAAACACATTTATAATTCCAAGGTTTGTCTGGATTTGCTAAAATGTACTCGAATGTGATACCAGGATGACTAGATAATTGGCCATGATCCCAATTTATTTGAGGATTATCTCTGACAATTTCATATGTAATGTTTGGGTTTTGGGAAAGCAATTTTTCATTCTCAAATAAATGTGGATTCGTTCGAACGATTTCCCAAGTAATATTCGGATGTGTTGATAATACAACATAATCCCATCGTATCCTTGGATTTGTTTGAATAATATCCCAAGTAATATTAGAATTATATGATAAACAGGCGCCATATATATGCAAATCAGTTTTCCCGAATATATAACTATGGTGTAAAATATCTTCCCAGGTTATACTAGGATTACGTAATAATTTATAATAACCCCATTCTTTGTCAGGGTTTGTTATAATTATTTTGATTGAAATATTTGGATTTTCTGCCATATAACCGTAATCCCAGGGGAATTGCTGATTAGCTTCTACAAATTCCCAATCTATGTTAGGATTTTTTGATAAACTGATCCAATTCCATCCTTTTTTTGGAAATTCTAGTATTAACTTTTGTAATTCGTTCTTCGCAGTCATGATCCGGATACTCTGGCGTTGATCTTATCAATTTTCTTTTGGACTTTTTTTGAAATAGGGTGAATTCCTTTCTTTTTGACTTCTATATTTATCATAATTTCGTTTTCATTGATAACTTTATGCACTTTGAAAGTGCCTATACCCAATGTTTCAGCTATTTCATTAGGTGTGAGAAATTTTCTTATTCTTTGCACTTCTGCTATTTGTTCATTATTAAACTTGTATTTATTTCTACCAGATTTAGTCAGTACCCAAAAATCTTCTCCCCATAATTTTATGTTTATTCTCGACGATTCTCCTTGCTTTATTTTTCTTTTCGTAAGAAGCATTGTTATGTTAGGTACAAAAAATAAGTTTAATTCAAATTTCCCTTTCGAAAGGAAAACCTTTATTTCGTAACCATATCTTCACATCTTCTCTATCAGAATATGCGTATATATCACTATCGCAAGATGTACTACATACTTCCCATAAACAATCTAGTATTTCTATGTTACCATATTCGACAGCAAGTTCGAAAATACCAATTTTAGTGTGGCAATCTTTTTTAATTAGCCATTTTACTATATCAACTCTGCCGAATGTGATGGCAGGAACAAACATATCTGAATCTAACTTGGAGCCGTTTTTACACATCCACTTTACTATTTGTAAATATCCTCTTTCAATAGCATCTTTCAAGATAAATTCTTCAGAACAATAAAACACTGGAACAACCGTTCGCCATTTGCGGCACATAAATTTGCATACAAAATTCATGGATAGTTCATCGCATACATATCCCAACAAGTATTGCAAAATTTCTACTGGGAGAATATCCATTATTTCCGTGAATATATTCACGGAGATTTGCGAAAAAGATGTATTCGCGGAGGATTCGCAAATAAGTTTATGAAGAGAATGTATTTACCCTTTGTGAACGAGTTTTTCCGTGAATACATTCACGGAGTAAATCAATTTTATTAAGAAGAATATCCCAAAACAGCCGCTCCATCCGATATGCGCAAAAAGTTCAAAGCCATCGCATGAATTACAAGCCCTGAAAAATATTCGTACCCAAGACTTTGATATTTTTTAATAAATTCACTAGTACTGGGATCTTCGAGTGCTATTTTTGTTATTTTCGATTAGCCATGTTAATGTGGTGATATCTCTTTTCCGTATTATGCTTTTGATATTCTTCATAAGAAGTCTTTTATTTAACTTTATATCACGAAATATATGCTGTCCTTGCGGAATTTGTGAAAAGATCATATATAATATTTCATTCGGAAGCATGTCCATTGTTTTTTTCCGTAGATATATCTACGGAGAATTTACGAAAAAGATATATTCGCGAAGAGTTTACAAGGAGATTTCATAGTCTTTTCTTTGTGGATAGTTTTTACAAAAAAATCAAACTATTGTTACAATACACCACCAATGTGTGTTTTTAAGCCCTTCGCAATTATAATTGCGAAGAATTATTGATCAATACGTTTTACGGCGAATACCTCGACGAGGATCATTGTTCTGAAACCAATTAGCTATTTGTCGAACGTCTCTGTTTAATTCTTCGGCTATTTCTTTCTTTATTTTCATACAAGGTCGTAAATTTCCCTTTTGAATCTCTCTCAAGTATGCAGTTTCTTTTTCGTTGAAAACGCTCCTACCACCTCTCTTCTTTGGAACTTCCGGTTTCGGAGTTTCCTGTTTCAGAGTTTCCGGACCACTGAACGTGATTTGTATTGGAATATTTATGTACAGCATAGGACTTTTCAGAGACACAAGAAGAATTGCCGCGATTTTTTCGTCATCCATTATCTTCGTAATTTCTTTGCACTAGTGCAAAGAGGATATTAGCGAAGTTTACGAAAAGTACAAAGAAATTGGTATATTTTTGAGAACAAAATCAAATTTTTAAAATATATCTATTAACATGGTGCGATCAGTGGGCTCATATTTATATCCGCCCATCTCTTTGCACATTTTTTTCCACAACCTATCATCCTTCGTTAATGTAGTGCTGCTCTGTAGATGTATACATTCTATTAGTTTTGGTAATTTTGGATTACCTTTGAGACGATGCGCGAGTATTTTTAACAAGAAGAATGGGTAGTATAATTTATTGCTAATGACCGATTTGTTGAAAATTCTTAGTACATCTTCTCTCTTGCTAAGTTTTTCGAATACTTCAACCGCCATGGAAAAATCGCATAATACTTGCTGCTCTTCTTCTGAAGATAACTGCGGAGGTGAAATCGGATTGCCATTTAAACCCGTGATCATCTTTCTGATCAAAGGAGCATGATTATTCAGCTTCGGTAAGCGGACTATTTTCAACCATTGTCGAACTTGACGGCATTTCATATCGTTCATGCTTCTCTTAACACCCATACGCGTGTAATCTTTCACTGCTTTTTGATTAATTTTTTCAATAGCTTCCGGCGAGATAGTTTTATTTTCTTTCGCCTGTATTTGGTACAGCCATTTAGCACAATGAGCACTAGGATTATGTTTCTTGTGTTTTGCACAAGTAATTTGTTGGTTATAAAATTGACTATCTTCAAACAGAGTGCCTGGTAGATTTTCTATATATCCACATTTATCGCATCTTTTTTCAGATTCTTCTGAAAATAACACCAACGTTTCTTCACATTCAGGACATACATCATGATTTTTGGTTTGCAAATTCGGGAGATCAGGTTTATTCTCCTCGTATAAAGACAGGAACTTCCTAAAAGTATTTTGGCAAGTCAATTTAGCTAAAATTTGGTTGTTTATCCCCTGAAATACTGAATCTTCAGCATCGTAAAATGGGGACATATCGTCAAGTTTATGATTTTTTAATACAATTGTATTTATACCTTTAATTTTGTTGATAGTAGTGTAGAAATTACTGTAATTTTCGAAACTGGAAACAATGGAGCGTATATTACCTTGTAATCTATCCATCCTGTCGGTGATATTCTCAGATATCAGTAACTGGTAAAATGTATTAGATTCATAGTTGCCTTCCACTGAATAATATTGTGATAATATGGGAGATACTATATCAAAATATCGCTCCTGCAGAGAAAATACATTGGAGTACATTTCATCTAATTGACTAATAATAGACTGCGTTGACACATATTCACTCTTATTACTATCTGCCCAAAACTCCCCAAATTTCGGCACTCTAGAGCTAGATGTGGCAGTTTTTTTCTTGCCTTTTTTGGCGTTGGAATTTCTTTTTAGACCTTCCTGTTCGTATTGGTCAAAAATTTTTAATATTTCTTTTGCATAAATTGTGAGATCTGTTAATGAATCAAATCTTGCCACAAATTTTAAGTGTGTGGGTTCTAATGATTTTGTGCTAGTCATGCTTTATTAATATTTGTCATTGGTTCAATTAGAAAAAATCGATATTTCGGAAAAAATATTTAAACACATGTATCCAATTAGTATAGTTTCCGTAAATGAGAAAAAATAATAAGAGTCAACCTGCCGTTAAGCAGGAAGCTGACGATGGATCTGCGGAGTATAATCATAATGTAGATAAATTATGGGCAATTATCCAATCTATGCCAAAACATGAAAAGAAAAAGGTGATAGATTCTTTAGACGAAAAGACTATTACTGCATTACGTGTTAGAAGAAATCCTTATCGTAAACCTGTTTTTATGGGGAAGACTAACAAAACATTAGCTTTTTCTATGATAAATATTACAGAGAAAGACGCTCAAAGATTTGCTATGACTTCTTTGATAGGATTTTTATATCGTATGTTGGACGAATACAAGCCAAAAGGTCATGAAAATTTCGTTAGTGAAAATGACCCGCAATTTGCTATGCCATTTAATGAAATGGTGCGTGAATTGCGAAAACATAAACCCAATGAATTATTGATGGATGAATTTGAAAAAATTAAGAAAAAGATTGAAGAATTAAAACACGATACTACGAGTAAAGAATACAAAGAAGCCGCTAAAGAAAGTTTTATCGTAAGAGCGAAAATATACAAGAACAAAATATATTGGACCAGAGAAGATCTCGCTCTTATGAAAGAGAAAAAGGAAAGTTTAGAAAGAGAAGTTAAACATAGCGATACTAGAAAAGACGATCTATTAAAATCAATCCAAGAGCTTAACGAAAAGAAAGCTAAGAAGCAAAAGTTTGAAGAGGGTAGACTGAATATGTCCAAAGGAACGCCAGAATCCATAGAATCCGGTCAGATTCCTGAAGGGTTGAAAGTCGAAGATATTTTGAAGAAAATGAGCAATTATGTCATAGAAATAGAAAATAAAGAAAAACTAGTCGAAAAAGAAACCGCCAAGAATGATGAGTTGCGCAAGGAATTAGAGTTGCGGGTAAAACAGTGCGAAAACTATGAGGAACATCTCAAAACGTTAGAGAATAAGTTCAAAGATCTGAAAGTAGATTTCTTGAAGAAAACTGGTCGATCTAAACTAGCAGCCGATCTCATAAGAGAAGGTAAATCTAATACTAGAAAGAAAACTGTTAAAAAAGAGTTGAAAACAGAATTAGATGAGGTAATGGTAGATAAATACGAACCCAATGATGATGATTACGATAGTATAGTTGATAAAATTAAGAAAAAACTTAATATCGAAAAGACCAGTGAAGAATACACCATCGAAATCCAAAATCAGGTAGAGCAGTTCTTAGATGAATACTTGAGATATAATCCTGATAACCACGTCAGATGTGCGTACAAACCTAATTACGACGATCCGCAAAGAACTCCTCTGGAAAAAACTCAAGAAAAAGACCTTCAGGAGAAGAATTACGAACGAACAGTAATTCCTCCGGACGATACATTCTTCAGATGGAAGAGATATACAGAAGCCAATTATGAGTGTTTGCGACAAGCCACGGACGATATTTATTGCGAAAAGTTCGATCTAGAATATGCCATAGTACCGCTACAAGAATTCACAGGTGAGGATAAAGAAGAAGTGATGAAGAAATTTAATGATTTCAAACTAAAATATGCTTCAGAGTTCGATTCAGAAATATTCAGTGCCGACTTTGGTGTTTGGAATCTTCTCAGCTCATGGGAGCAAAACAGAGAAGTGCGCGATTTCTATACAGAAAAGACTGAAATCATCAAGAGAATTATAGATCAACATAAATCAGATGAAAGAATGGGTATTTCTTTGATGAAGGATCGCGCTAAGAAAAAGAAAGAAGAAAACGAGGCCAAAGAAGGTCCTCACGATCCAGCTCTTCATCAATACAGGAAATCTCTCAAGCCAAATGAACAATTGGAAACACATGGTGCTAAATACATTGATGAAATCGATAATGATGACTTTTCCGAAGATGGTGAAATTCGCGCTGATCGAGTTCCTAGAGATACAGAAGAATCAACTAAGCAAGAAGTGGAAGTGGGAGTTCATGTTATCAAACCTTATATAGGTGGTGGCAGAAGAAGAATCCCGCGAGGACTTGGAGAAAACTGGAAGTTCAACATACCCGCTCAAGAATTACCAGAGGGTTCGGTTAAATTATTTACTGGTCCCGAATTCCAACAAGAGAATGAGGATTTGATCAATAATTTTTCTATATAATTTTTCGTAAACTCGTTTACGAAGAAATACAGAAAAACTCGTTTACGAAGAGATTACAGATAAAAAACTCGTTTACGAAGAGATTACAGATAAATGAACAAAGCATATACAGAGAAAGGAATACATTTGCGAAGAGAATATATTTTTTTGATTTATCCTTTTATACATAAAAGGATGATGTATAAAAGTTGATTTTTTTGCAATTATATTCTCTCCGTAAATTCTCCGTAAATATATTCTCTTTGTAAACGAGTTTACAAAGAAGACCATGCACTCTCTACCTACTGAAATCCACGCTATGATCCTTTATAAATTACCAATAAAGAATATAATCGCTATGAGTGCGACTAGTAAATATTTTCATGAAATTTCCCAATCAATGTGGAAACATTTGCTGATAAGGGATTACAATTATAACAAACCGAGCTACAAAGAAGAATATATTTCATCTTATTTAGATGATTGCCTTATCCAGGCGCTGCATAATATTACGCAAACGATTCAAGGTCGATCAGAGCCTGATATCTTGTTTGAAATGTTTATACAAAGTATGGTGGCCACACTGTTAAGATTTCATAAAAAAGGAGCCGCCGATTTTTATTCGGCTGTTGGTGATTTACAGAGGGTTGTGCGAGAGAGACATCGGCTTTCAGCAAACCGCGTAGCTGAGATAACTGAGGAAGTTTTTTACGAAACGCATTTTCAAGTCATAACTCAATATATAGAGAATCGTTGTCCAGAACGTGCAAGAAAAGTAATAAATACAGTAACCGATATAACAATGTTACTTAATATAATAGAAGGCTTGTTGATGAGTAATACAGCATCGATGTGGACCGCACATTATTGTATCAATCTTATCGGTCAAAAAAGACACGGGCTATCACTAAAATTTTTGATTACTAAAATTCTGATAAGGGAGTGTGATGTTAATATACACGTGAAACGTATAATGCGGCTAAAAATAGGGCATGTGGAAAGATATCTTACACCTGAAGAAGTATCACAAATTATGAGTGATTAAGCGAATATATTTTTTTGATTTATCCTTTTATGTATAAAAGGATGATGTATAAAAGTTGATTATCTCCGTAGATATATTCTCTCCGTAAATTCTCCGTAGATATTCTCCGTAGATATATTCTCTTTGTAAACTCTTCGCGAATATATTCGCGAAAAATACGGAAAAGACCATGTACTCCCTACCGGCGGAAATACACACTATGATTCTTTATCAATTACCCATAAAAGAAATAGTGGCTATGAGTGAAACCAATGGGTATTTTCATGCGTTATGCAATACCCAATCACTGTGGAAGTTTTTGTTATCACGAGACTATAGCATAAAGCGAGAATTCTCCAATTACAAGGAAGAATACATACCATCTCATTTAGACTTATTCACTATCAAATCGTTGCGTCATAATTTATCTCAAACTAATATCGATGGTTGTCAAAGCAAACACAGGGCCGGATATATAGATATGATAGAGATAAATTTATCGGAGCTTGCTGTATCATTATTACTATTTCATAGAAAAGGTATCTTGAATCTTCATTCAATGCTTCAAAACCACATTATTACTTCACGTGTCGGATATCGGGCTACTATAGGAACCTTGATCGCCCGATTGGACACTAGAATTACGCATATTTACCGCGATAATATTGTAAAGTGCATTAATGAAGGTAAGCCTGAAAGGGTGAAGTCTATGATGGACGCTATATGCGGTAATATAATATGGATGAATGTAATAAGGATATCATTATCAAATCCTTATAAATCAGGATGTTTCATTTGGGTAGTGGATTATTGTATCGAGATTATCGAAAGTGAGGAATATGACTTACATTTGAAATACAGCGTCGCTAAAATAATAATATCTGCTAGCTTATGTTTTAAAGAGGTATGTACAGCAAAAGGGATCTTATCATACGCGGAAAAATATCTCACACCTGAAGAGATATCACAAATTTCGCGTGATTAAATGGATATTTTTTTTTATTTATCCTTTTGTGCACAAAAGAATGATGTAAAAAATATGAAAGTTGATTTTTTTGCAATCTCTTTGTAAACTCTTTGTAAATATTCTCCGTAATCTCTTTGTAAACGAGTTTACAAAGAAGACTATGTACTCCCTACCAGCCGAAATCCACGCTATGATTCTTTACAAATTACCTGTAAAGGATATAATGAGCATGGATCTTGTTGATAAATATTTCCATGAACTTCTTGCCGGTATGTGGAAATACTTATTGGTCAGAGATTATGATTTGGAAACTTGCGATTCGAGTTACAAAAATACGTACATATCCTCTTATTTAGATGTTCACACAATTCGGTTGATGAATAAAATACTAGAGGAAATGCTAGATATATTCCAAAATTGGAATGGAGCATTCCATTTTATTCTAAATTCGGAGACCTTTGATCATATAGATCTGTTAATACAATTTCATAAGGAGAAGGCATCGAATTTTTATATTCTTCTCAGTGATTTGCCAAACATGGTACCGGAAAAATATCGAGTTTCTGTAGAATCTCATATTACTGCGATTGATGCTTACTTTCATAGTTTATATTATGATCATATACGAAGGAGTTTAAATTTAGGTCATATGGAAAATGCAAGATCGTTGCTGGATTCCTTGATTGGCACCACGATAATACGAGAAATAATAAAAATTTTACTCGATCCAGCAGACACTACACCATGGACAATGGACTACTGTGTAGATATAGTTAAAAACAAAAAGCACCCTATGCAGTTAAGATATCGTATTGTAAAAATAGTGATGGCGGTGTATGAGAGTGATCGCAAGCGTATCAAACCAATGGTAAGATTAAATATAGATTATTTTAAAGAGTACCTTACACCTAAAGAAATATCGCAAATTATGAGCGAATAAAAAGATAAATACAAAAAGTTGATTATTTTATATGCGTTTATATTCTTCGTACTTTTCACAAATATATTTGTGAAAAACATAGAGAAAAATACGAATATATTTAAAAAATAGGGTGTATAACACGAAGTTATACTTGTTGAAGAGAGATTGCTCTTTCCTGTTTTTTTTACTACAATACTTGAGAATTCGCACTTAAACTATCCCTAAATTCATTCACTTCTTCATTTGATAAAAGAATATCTTGTGGCAATGTTACTATCAATTCTGAATTAAGTTGATATTTCCTACCTTTAACTATTTCGATATCTACGGCTATCTTTTTACGTTTCATAGCAAGGAATAAAGATAATCTGTACTTTATTGTTTCAATATTGGACGTAAAATCAGAGCTTTTCATTATTTTTAACTCATATATTTTAAATATATTTGTTGGGGGAAAATGGATCTTATTATGAATTTCTCCAATTTTCTTACAAAAAACTTTTACAACCTCTTCGTCATAATAGGAATTTCTTAAAATATTATTGAGTTCTTCTTGCATTTCTTCGATCTCTTTGTTTTGAACGATTTTGCTATTATCTTCTACTAAGTCTTTCTTATGACTGTTGAGATTTTTGACGTATTCACTTCTACAAATTTTGCATTCATTTCTTCTTCCGTCTTTCTTAGATTTGTCTATAGGAAAATCTTCAACCAGTTTATTCTCGCCACATTTATAACACTCCTTTGTTTTTCCGTCTTCAGGAATGCTTTGAGCGCCGGCGTTATGTTTTTCCGCCTTTTTTACAGATCTTAACAATTTATTTCTATTATTCCGGCAAATTTTACACATACTTTTACGCCCATCTTTTTTAGATTTATCTATAGGAAAATCCCCAAGATTTTTTTCTTCGCAACAACTACTACATATTTTCCCCTGCATTTCTTTAGAATCAATGGTTTTCTCTTTACAATGTATATTATTCACGTCTAAAAATTTTATAATGTATTCTTCGATGTCCGAATACTTGAACAAATTAGGAACTTCTATCAAAACTATATTGTTTATTCTGCAATATTCTTCTTTGAAGATATCCCTAACTACTTGTTTTTCAAAATCACCTTCTTTTCTGTGATATTTCGCAAACTGCATATAATGTTGAGGTCCATTATACTCTAATGCTATTTTGAGATCCGAGTTATATAAATCTAATTCTAACGATCTGCCCGTTTCAGGATTCTTAAAACTCGGAAGTCTGACTTTGTTAAATATATATCCAGGAAATAAACCTTCTAGTATTTCCTTACAAGCTGTTTCCTTTCCATTATAAGTCATCTTGTTTAGATTTTAAGTAAGGAACTTTCTAAATAAAAAAAATATATAGTATAAAATATCACATTTAATCCAATATTTTTTTGAGTTCTTCTATTTCTTTTTCAGTTATGGAACATTCTTCCGGCCAACTCATGATTATTTTGCCTTCCTTATAATTACGACTAGTATATATTTCTTCAATTTCGTAGCCGCATTCGCTTAATAAGAATTCCTTTATTTTATCGTCCGCATTGTTATCATTTGTTTTAATTTCTACACTATTTCGCAATGTTTTTCCTTGTGGTAGGAGACTTTTTTTAAATTCGTCTACTTCCTCGTAAGAAAGAAGAATATCGGGTGGTAACTCGACAATTAAATTGAAATCTAGTTGAAAATTTGTACTTTTACACACCTTAATATCCACATCAATTTTATTACGCTTGATGGCGAGAAATAAAGACAACTTAGATTTTATTATTTCTACACTAGATTTGAAGCTAGATCCGCCGGATATTTGTGATATACATATTTTTATTTTATTTGTGGGTTGGAACATAATTTTTTGGTAAGTATTTTCTATTTTTTTACCAAGAGCTTCGAAAACACTTGGACTGGTTTCGGGGTTTCCGAAAACACTATCGATCTCTTCATGTATCTTTTTAATCTCTTCGTTTTTGTTAGATTTTTTGACAATTTCAGGATTATTAGTTATTTTTTTCTTATTCGCATTGAATGTTTTAGCGTGTATTTTTCTGCATTCTTTACATTCGTTTCTTCTACCATCTTTTTTACCTTTATCAATGTGAAATTCTTCAATATTCTTTCTCTCGCCACATTTATTACACTCCTTCCCTTGGTTCTCCATTTTATATTATAAAATTTTATTTGGTTACTATTATAGGTCTACGTTCTTTTATTTTTTGAGACTTATACTTACGTTTTATATTTTTTAGAATATAAAAATAGGGATAAAAAATAATTTCAAAACTGGTTTTATTAATTTTTGACGAATACCGGAAATTTCGTCTGTCTTCGTCTGTTTATTATAAAATTAATTAGGAAAAAAAGCTCCTCCTAGATCGATTTATGACGAATAATACAAAGCCAACTATTAATTTCTTACAAAGAAAGCAATAAAAAGGGAATTACTCAAAAATAGAAATGTATCTCCGTAATAAACAGACGAAGACAGACGAAAAAAGTCTGGCAATATTTTGACCTATCTTTATATATTACCTGGAGTATGAATTTTCCATGAAAACTTGAACTTTATAGTTTCCGGTTTTCCGATCGCGAAACTTGAAAAAAAGAGAAAATTACCTCAAGATTCGGGTTCAAGTACATCTAATTTTAGCCCAAAATCCCTTTCGAGCACATATGTAAAACTGTAAGAATCGATCATTCCTTCCTCAAGCATAGTGCCCCATCTGCAATATTTTTCGTACTCTTCTTTTAATTTTTTCATCATTTCATCATAATTATCGATGTGTTCCCCTGCATCAAATCGATAAATATAGAATCTCCCTACTATGTAGGAAATTTGTTGTCCGAAAAATGCCGTCTCATAATCTTCGAGGCTAGGAGGTCCGCCAAAAAGCCATCCATCGCAATGCGGATGGGTGTGAAATGCGTACTGAGTGCCCGAATTCGCGACGGAAGTTGGGGTCCCGAAGTAAAATATTTGGTAAGTTTCACCCCGTAAGTCGATATTTCCGGAGCACTCATTTGCGAATGAGCCGGTTATTTTTCTGATCGTGGTCAAAATATTGACTTCGGTCTCGGTGAAACTCATATTTTTGTACCAAAAAATATTCATTTTTTTTGATTTTTTTTTAACAGAGTCGCTAAAAGTTGGCAAGAAAAAAATTCCCGAACAAGCCCTAGATACACCCAACGCGAATAATCCTATACCATAATTTCGAGAGTACTTCCTCTCCTTTCGGATCTGGAAACATAAAGTTCTGCGTGTATATTTCTCAATGGTATTACAAAATTGGGCACGAAGTAGTTAGTAGGTTGTTTGATTCCATATCCAACTCCACATTTATATCTAGATGGACAAAATATCTTTTTTGATATGTTGAACAATAATGATTTAGGTCTTTCTCTGCGAAAATGCCAACGCCGTCCTCTTACCCCAGATTTATCTTCATCTGCGGGAGAAGGCCACATCTCTGACTTATTGAGATAATCTATTAATAATGTTTTTTCTTTTTGATTGACGATAAATCCAAAGCCTCTCTGATAATATTTCATCAATATATCGCGCAGATTTTTATTACATGATACCCACCTCATATCTATATTAATTCCTGTATAAGCGGCTGTTATGAAAGTCGGAAATATCATTACCTTATTTCCTGTGTAATATGCTCTGACGCACCCTAGATGAAATTTGGATATAACTCCAGGAATCGAATTCACAGTAAAGAACTCTATCTCTCGTGGAAGACCGGTAATTCTATACTTGTATTTGTTTTCAGTTTTTATACATACTAATTCTAAGACGGAATCTATGCACTTGGTTCTTTTATTAACTGCGAAATTATGTTTTATTATTTCGTAATGTTCTTTCACTATTTTATCAAACTCTTCAAAATCGGTCGTTTCGATCATAATATCAATGTCTGTATACGAACCGGCGACACATTGCGAATTAGAATCTAGTTCCGGCTCTTTTTCGTAAATAATTTTGCGAACATTTCTCAAACGTTTCTTGATTGGTTTTCCTGGATAATATTCGTCTATGTACTTCTCGAAACTGCTGAAATTATTTTCTAATGGATTTATAATCAAACACGCAGTCATAGTTGATCCGCAAAGAGCTGATTTAGTCCAATCCAAACCCTTCAAAATACCCCCAGTGTATATATTTAAACGTTTCTTAAACTTTTTGTAATTGTGGATACCCCTCTCGCCGAATAAGAAACATGGCTCCACTGGTTGTTTAGAATATCCCATGAGTCCAGTAATCATACATGGTATGTAAGGGTTGATACTGCTAAATTTATACTGAAATAATTTAGATACAGAATTACTCTTGGAGTTTATCTTGATCAAATATCGGTCGCCGCCACTCGCTCTGGAATATTTGGTTTTCTCCTCTAAGAATAGTACACGCATAGTATAAAATAGATATTTCTCCATTTCTGGTACTATGATGCATATTTCCTCCATGCGGCCGGATACCAACAACATATGACAATGTTGTATATCCACCGCGAGTGAAATCACAAACATTTTCAACAAAATAATTAAATTCATGTCAAGTAAACAAGTTATAATCATATTAACTTGTTCTTGCGTCATTTCGCTTTTCCTTGGATCGTATTCCTGCATATGATATTCATAATAATTAACTAAATTAGCTTGTGGAAGTGCGTAATTTGGATTAACTAATACAGGAGGTGCTACAAAGTGTATCTTATTAAAATCCACAGATTCAGTACAACTCAGCAATTCTTCGTTATCTTTCCAGACCTGAATAGATTTCTTTTGCCAACATATCATATAGCCATTAAATATTATATCGTCTTGATGGTTAGTTAAGTCCAGCATATATTTGTCTGCAAATAACAACATATCTAATATTTCTTCAATATTTCTAGCCGGAAATTGGAAAATATTTTTCATAGAAACTTCAGGCATGTGCAAAGCCTTTCCTTCTGGTGTTTCGTAATACTTCTTTTTACAGTAATCCGATTCGCTAAAAAATTTTCCTGGGGCAAATACTTCTCCGTTTTTAGTTATTATGCGAATATCTTCATTATTAGGAATATCTGATTCATAATCTATGCTGTTCATTTTCTCTACAAAGAGAATCCTATATTTTCTTCAAATTTCTTTGAGAATGGGTTGTTTGTGTCTATACCTATGTCTTTCTTCAATATTTGAGAACAAAATTTCCCAACTATATCAGAGCACATCGTGAAGTCATTTGGAACAGGATCGGCTACCAAATAGTAGAATTTTTTCTCCGCTCTAGAATATACTAGCTTAGCGTGTTCTGGAGCCGATTTATCGAAAACAGCGTTGATAATTACTTCTGCTTTTTTCTTTTCTATAGTAGTGAAATTGTTAGCAGTTCTTTGGAAGAAAGCCAGAGCAACTTGTCTATCAAAGAAAATACTGTAAAAAGCATTTTTACGAATATCTGTATCTAATTTGTTGTCATCGTGAAATGCATACCAATGCGTAATATTAGCCCACCTTCCTTTGAAGAAAAAGTGTTTAATAATTTCACCATCTTGAGTTGTTTCGCCTTTTACTTTTCTCTTGCCTTCTTTTATTAATTCCAATAATTCAGTGGTTGCATCATCGAATACTACTAATACTCGTGGATTAAAGTTAAGGTATTTTATCGCGAATGCTTCTTCTTTGGATAAATTTCCCGCGGATAATCTTCTCGCATGTGGTCCAATTATTTTTTTGTAAAACCTTATGAGTTTGTATTTGAATAATTCTTCTATTTCTTCTATTTTGCTTCTTTTAACTCCTATGTCGGAGTACATTTCGTCTGTTTGCAACTTAGCTTGTTCTCGTAGTTGTACCAATTTTGCTTGAAATTTTCGTGCCGTCGAGTTGGCCACTTTTACGAAGAGTCCATGTAAAACTTTCAAGTTATTAGCTAAATTGTAGATAGTTGTGGCCGCTTTTTGTCTCAAATAAATGTTTCTAACTTCTTTAACACTAAATTCCTCGAAGATCATTGGTTCCGGTACATGTTTACTAAAATCCCCTTTCTGATTTTCAGTTGGAGCAAATACGAATACTAGCGGAAATATATCCCTCATTATGTACATAAAATTATATATAGCAAAGGTCTTACCCGATTGTGATGGTCCATAAAATATTACACTCTTGTTCAAGAAAATCATATTAGTTTTCTTAAGAGGTGGTATAATAATCTCTTCTTCCGCTTGTCCTCTACATCGGAACGCGACGTGAATTCCTTCATCTTTTTTATAAAATTGGCCCCTATTTCTGGGGATTTTTCTAGGATTGTCAGGCTCTCTCCTAGTTTCCTCACTTTCTTCTTTTTCAAATAAATTTTCAAGGTCATCTTTGACAAAACTAGCTAGAAAATCAATAGACATTTTTCTTATATTTTCTATATATCTTTCTAATTATCTTTATTTACGATCACGATATTATCACTTGTCATAAGCGCGGGTTTATCATCAAATATTCCCTCTAGGCTGTCTTCACCTTTCCCTGATACATTTACAGATTGTACTGTTTGTTTTAGAACCTTTTCTTCATGTTTTTTATCAAATTCGTCCAAGACGTACTTGTAGTGCAAAAATACAATAGCAAAAACAGCTACTAATAAATATATTCCCGACCTGAACATTAATCTCCAAAAACTAGGACTATCATCTAGTTCAGCTTCTTCTATTGCTTCATTGTATGATTCTGATAATACTGTATACATGACTATCATTATCACCAAAACTATCAATAAAGATGTGTAAATTGGGTTATTAAACAATGCGCTTAATGTTGCGGAATTAGCAATATCCGATAGAAATTCTTCTATGCCGAACCCCATCTTTATATTATCGGCTGAAAAAATAATAATTTACTATAATTAATCATCCGCGGCGAAAATAGGCTCGTCGTCGAATTCGAAAGTAATAGGTTCGTCGACTTCTTCATCTGGGTATTCTTGTGCTTCGAGCACTTCCAATGCTGGAGGATCGGGACGTTCTTCTTGCATAGGAATAGGTTTCATGGAAACTGGTGGAGCCGAGGGAGCTTGATATCGAGGTCTTTGGGGTTTATTGGCACTCATTATAGACTCTAATCGTTTTATAGTTTCTTCTTGTCTAGTGATTATTTCTTTAAATTTATTGGCTAATTCAGCATATTTATTCCTCTCTCTTTTCATGTGTTCTTTCTCTTCCACCAATATCTTGATCTTTTGATTTAGTTTATCACATACTTCTTTTGGGATAGAGGGGATTTCATCGGGATTTCTGATGTCGACACCGCTATTTTTAGCCATGAGAATACTACAAAATCTAGTCCTCTCTTGATTCAATAGTTCTATGAATTTGTCCTTGAGAGAAGATACTTGATCTCGCGATTTATTTTTATCTTTCCTGGTTTTGCTATTTGTAACAGTGCTCGCGGTTTGCGATAGTACGATCGTAAATTTAGTAAGTGTTTTTGACAAAACATCTCTAAATATATTATTCTTTCTATCGTCAGAAGATGAAAGTATTTTGTAATAATTTTCGGGGATGAGACCCCTGACAACCACGTCTATAAATCCAAAGTATGTATCGGATGTTTGAAGATATTCCTTATAATTTTTATGCAGGTCTTTCACTATATCAACATAATGCTTATTGATTTTCTCGGTCTTCTCTGCTTTCTTGCAAAAAGCGGTATTATACCTATTCACTGCAATACGATAAGCGTCATCCAAACTTTCTGAATTCTCTTGAGCAAATATGTCCAACGCTACGTTATATAGATTGTTCCAGTAGCAGTTGGCGAAGTATACGCCAATAATTTCAAATACCGGATTGATCTTAGGCTCTTCCATTTTATTTTCTATATAGTATTTCTCTAATATAGTTAAAAAAATTATACGTTTAAATGTGGAATATATTTAGATGCCACTCCTATTACGATTTTGGAGATCTCTCTAAATTCCGCTTCCTTGGTTCTAGAAACATTTCCTCTAGTAATAAATAATTTGCCATTTATTTTCAAACTCATTATTTCTATTGTGTTCGTTTTTCGCGGTCCCGCGATCTCCCATTGTATGTAATTATTCGCAAAATAAACTCTTATTTTGATTTCGAACGCGCGATCTTCTATCCCAATGGATGCTATGGGCGGCTCAAATTCAAAAGAATTTTCTAGCGATTCTTTGCAATCTCTGTAATATTCCTGAGCCAATATCATACCGTACCATTTGCTATAGATATCGTAGTCAAATTTAGCCCATAAGAGAGTATTTTCTTGTATCGCATCGTTATGTTTGTTTAATACAGCCAAGAGAATTTTCTTTTGCAATATTTTTTCGTAAAAACTTGTGCACCATTCTCTCCAAATTTTACAAACTTTGGAACATTTTAGCAAACCAGTGAAAGTTTGGCAAACATATTCTACTATTCTATTGGTTACCAACTCCACCGCTACAATACTGTGATCCATCTTATTGAAGCGTGAAAAAAATCATTTTTCTACAATATATTCTCCGCAAATAAATCCTCTGCAAATAAATCATCCGCAAATAAATCATCCGCAAATATATTTGCGGAAAAATGCCAGAACTAGCGATAATAATAGTGATATTCATTGTGTTAATATACATATATATGAATATAGTTGCGGATACATACGTACACGATAGATATCTTAGTAAAATGGATGACTCGGATCCTGAAATATTAGAATATTACGATTTTTATGGCAGTAAACCTGGTAATTTTCTGTGCTTGGTAGCGGGGACTCATGGAAATGAACCGGCTGGATCTGTTTTTCTATATGATTTTGTACTTTTCCTCAAGAAGAACCCGGACTTTTTGAAAAGGGGAAAATTAAGAATTATACCCGCTGTAAATAAATGGGGATTGATGCGAGACATTAGATATAACAACGACCATTTTGGAGTGTTGCCAAAATCCGATATTAACCGTAACTACACTGAAGAAGGCGGTACAGAACCTATTTCTCAAAATGTTGTTGATCTTGTCAACGGAGCCAATCTAGTAATGGATTTTCATGAAGGATGGGGTTATCATAGATGTCAAAAATCTAGTATAGGATCGTCGCTAACTCCGACTAGTTATGGTCCAGCGATGAAGATTTCTGATTCTATAGTCGGAAAAATAAATGACAACATTAATCAATCTTGTAAGTTGTTTTCTTCCATGCCTGGTAAATCGTGCGAAATTTCGTCAACTCTTGGATGTCATATGCAAAAAAATAAACTACCATACATATTGATGGAAACAACAGGACAAAACAACATACAAAATATATCCGTCAGAACAAATCAAGTCAAAATAGCAGTACTAACTGCTTTAGATTCTCTAAATTTTATCTAAAATATATTGGCATTTCTCATTTTTTGCGTAACGCTTTCGCTGTAGGGAACTCGTTTACCTTTCTTACCTTTCTTGTTTTTATTCTCTTTGGATTTTTCTGATGGCGTTAGTCTCTTTATTACTTTTTCTGGTAAATATCTACCATTCTTGTTATCGTCAACGTACTGCCAGTTTTCCGCGGTCCATTTATGCAAACTGGTTCTAGCTTTGGGAACTTTATTTCCATATCTTCCGCCTAATCTTTTATATTCTTTAACAGCTAATTGTGCTTTTCTGGCATTCCATCCTATTCCTCCCATACCAGGAGAGTTCTTGTATTTCTTTTTGATTTTTTCCCATAACTCGGGATCTAATTTTACCGCACTAGCCATTATATATACAAAAAAATAGAAAATTTACGATCTAATAATTGTACAGAGATATTTCTATTCCTTTGCTTCGGATATTTTCTATATATTTCGGCAGTTCCGAAGGTCCTTTCATCATTAATGGCGTATTGATTAATTTTATATCTTCTATAAAATCTTGTTTCCATTCCAAGATTTTTTCTTCGGAAGATTGTATTAAACCTATAAAAGTGTAAATAATACTCAATGTTAATTTATAATCATAAACGCCTTCATTTGCTAAAACTAAAGACCTAACACCCCTTCCTTCACTAACATTTTGCACTACTAATTGTACATAGTCTTCTCCGCTAGGAGGGTGGAAAACAATATTACTATTTGGGTATAATATATGTGTGTGAAAAATTATTCCTTCTCTTGGATAGTCTTTAACTTCATCCATTTCCCCTAAAAATAACTGATTCCCAATTTTTCCTTGAACAATAGCACCTGATAACTCCCTTCGTAGAGTATCGGAATATTGCCATGTGGCTCTGAGTTCGTATAAGGTGGTGTTCATGGTTTCTGCAAATATATTTGCAGATGAGTTTACGAAGAGATCTTAAATTTGTGCCCCTTCGTAAAATTTTACGAAGAGTGGAGTATATTCATAAATGTATTCAAATTTTGTAATTTCGACAAAAAATATTATTGTTTTAGTTTTCTTTTTTTATTCTCTTGGAACTTCTCCTATGTTTCCAACAGTATTCTTCGTCTTTCAGTGGATTATTCCTACATGCTCCGTAATCCAAACTTACGTAGAGACACTTTTCGTTTCCATCTTTCTTTCTTGATTCTTTTTCACTCTCTTCCTTGATGCTAATTTTTCTTTTTTTCGATCCGCCAATCACCTGTGATATGGTGTTGATAGCTTCGGCGTATTGCGCAGCTTCCTCCGTATATGATAATTCTTGACAACATTTGATCATTTTTTCATAGACAAACAACTGTGTTTTACTTTCTTGAAGTTTGATGTATCTGCGACCATGTTTGTATGCTTCTTCGTAAAATCCTTCGTCGCATTCCAAGGTAAACAATCGCAGCAATGATCTATCACAGCCTCTTTCTTCGGCTCGTATGTACCATTCTCTTGCATCATTTATCGACCCAAATACCTTATCTAGTGCCAAAGCCATGGCGGTAGCACCCATCATTCTGTACCGAGTGTTAGTGGATCGTTCGAAAGCATCGCTTAAGCTTACTAAGTAATGTTTATTGTAATTATCCTTAGTATCTACTACTATCTCGCTGAATTTACGAAACAGTTCAATTATGGCACTATCACCATTTTGATAACGCGTGCCACATACCTGAGTTATGCTTTTGATGAATTTAATATCATTAAGATCGGTGGCATTTGTAATGTTATGCACTAAACTTGCCAAATTTATTTCTTTTCGCACTCTAAGATCTTCCATTTCTTTCTATCCTATAGAAAGATTGTAAACTTGTTTACAAAAATTGTAAAGAATATTCAATTTTCTTTAAACTCTTTGGGATCTTACTAAGTTTTTACCGTTTTTCCGCAACATCTGCTCTCTTTGAGAAACTGGATCGTTGATAGACCAATCTTCAGTTTCTTGATGATGTCTAGCGCGAAGCTTATCAGCCATATTAGTGCCAATTCTTCTATTGATAAATTTATTTTCACCAAACTGGTTATCTATCAAAGCTTTCTTCATGGTTTCGAAATTATCAATATCGCCAACATTTTTAGTTTTGTAAACCAAATTAGGGTCTGCATCACCTTGAACTTGTGTGTTTCCGGCTTTTCTACGATTTTTAGCCAATTGCTCGGCTGTTTTAGCTAGATTTTTATAGTTAGCGGCAGTTCCAGTGGTAGCGCCTTTAGATTTTCTATGATTGGAGTCTGTACTCTCTGCTTGTCGGCGGTTAAAATCGATATCTTCCGTTTCCTTGTGAGCGCTTTTAAAAACAAATAGAGGATTGTTGAGGTGATTTCTTTTAGATAAAATATCTTCCGGATCGGCAACAGTCGCATCTCGATTCATGATAGGATCACTAAATTTCTCGGATTTACGTACCATTAGATCCATATGTTGCACGATTTTTGGATTAACAACCACTTGATGCCTTTGTTTTTTATAATTTCCAGGAATTAGACCAGATCCGCTACTTTTTAATATTAGTTCATTTCGCAGTTCAAGTTTTACGTTGGCTGGTAATGAATGCAATACTTCACCCATCTTATATAAATTAGCCAGTGCTTTTTTAGCCTGTTTACCTTGCTTTCCAGTCGCTCTTGATTCTAAAAATTTTACATCTTGCTCTACAAATCCTAACAAGGCCATAATATCTTTAGTTAGTTTACGGGATCGTTTGTCATTAGTTAATTCCGATTCTTCATTCTTCATACCCTTGAATTGTTCCTCACCATGACCTTCTAAAGCTGAATTTTGGTACATTAATCTAGCACTTTGCGATGCTGTTTTATCAGAAAGCGGTCCCATTTGATCTTGTAAAGCAGTAGACATTAATTTTACCAAATTTTTCGGGGTTCGCTTCACACCTTCTACTTTTGACCAAGGAGTATCATCTTCGAGTAATCTTAATTGATTCTCATGATTTATTAATCCACGTTGTTTATATAATTTTCCATATGATGCCACTTTTACTTTATGATCGGTAGTGGATTCTGTCCTCCACATACGACTTCCTCCATGAACAATATTAGATAAATGCATAGTCAATCTTTGTCTATTTTCAGGATCTTCCCATGTCATTGCCATATTACCATCATCTATTACAGATGTATCTTCGTGGCTAGACTTGAAGACATCAGAAACATGTGGATATATACCAACACCACCAACATGCCTATTTTCGAACGAAGTATCAAAAATCTTGAGCCTAGCTTTTACCCAATTTTGAGCAGATCGTATATTTTGATACAGTGTGTTTGGATGTATACCACCGCTAGTCGTACTATAATCGCCATCGTCTTTGAAATCTATCCTACGCATATTAGCTTCTTGTAATCTTCTGTATTCGTTCCATGGTTGTTCTGTTAAGAATCCTCTAGGATCGTGATCGTGAAACTGTGTGTCGAAAGGCTCGGAAGTATCTCCTAGAGACTCTATATTGTTATACCCTCCTTTATAAGTTACCCAAGGATCAGTAGTTGCCCCGAAAAAGCCCCCGTCTTTAAGATTTAAATGCGATCTAGCAAACGTGTTACGACGTGGTTCTTCGTAAGCAAATCCTGGAGCTTCTACGTCTGTATTTTTTAAAACAGACCTCCATTCGTTATGTAATTGTTCAGGATCTTCATCTATATCCGTTTTTTCAAGCTTTTCAGGAAATAGACTCCAATCTATATCCCCGTACGCAGCTCTTCCTCTTTTAGTTCCATTGTACGTTTCTCCCAACCAGTTCCTGGAGGATCTTGATGCCATAGTGTTATTTTTCTATAGTTCCTATATTATGTTATATTTTTTAAAAAAAAGAAATGATAAATATCATTTATATATTGTCTAAATTGAAATATTAACGAAATGTCCGACGATGTAGGATGGTTTCGGCAAGACGATATTTCCTTCATAGACAAGTCTACGAAGGCAGATAAATGCGAAGTAGATTGTGTTGATTTAATGTGTAAAACTTGGCGTCCACCAGGCAGTTTTGTTTATTGTATCAATTTTAGTGAAGATTTATCAAAGTATAGAGGAGATAAGTGTAAACGCAACCGCGAATGTTATAAATTTAATGTAAGAATTTCTAAAGAAGACTGGGAGCAGATTAAAACCAACATTTTAGATAGGAAAAATAGAGAATTACGCGAATTTCATATGCGCTAGAGTGCTCACTCGATCATTACAGAGCCTTCAAAAAAAGACTGGAAAAAAGCAACTAAACGGGTTGTTTTTTTACTTATTTAAACAACCATATTATCAGCATAATACAGAAAATACCCCATACATAAGTAGAGATGTATTGTGCTACATATGTATATATAACCCACACAATAGTACCCGCTACTGTGAAAATGAATAGGTAGAAGAACCCAGTTATATCTACTATAACTATCATTTTTGACTATTTACTATGAAAAAAATCAAATTATTTGAATTTTTAAAACTAGTATACCAAATATGCAGTACATCAAAGAAAAAGTAGAGAATATTGTTGCCTACGTTAGAATTGCAGTGATATCTATAATCGCGGTCATCTGGCTCCAAGGATATCTTGCGATCTCTGTTTTCATAAGCTTCAAGACCTACGTTCTCTGGTGGATCGCTCTCCTGTCTCTTCTGTACCTAACCGCTACTTTCAAAAAAGTATACATTTCCTTCCAATATAAAGGAAAATGGGATGCTATAGTTAGAAATTGGAAAAATTTCCGGAACAGCGTGGTCGTCTCAGGAGAGAGCTTTGTTATGATCAATGAACCGGAAAAAATAACCAATAAGGAAGAGTCAGAGTGGGAAATCATCGAAACTCCAGAAGAACCTTTGATGGAGGAGTTTGAGCAAGGAATGGTGGAGAAAGGGGAGGAAAACGATAATGACTGGGTGAACTTGGGGGAAGCTTCTTGAATGTATTATTTTTTTGGGGTTCTCCATATATTTGCCAAGTAAGGTTTTGAACTTCGTATTTTCTCAATTTTATTCGAGAGTAAAAGCCTCCACGAACATTACTAATCCCATGATTATACATATATCTTCTAACTACATCATTCTCTGTAGACACGAAAGGCAAGACTTTTTCTATTACACTAAGCGGTCGGTGTATTTTTAACCAACCTAAATTTATGCGGTTGAAATATTGTAGAACTTCATAATCTGTGTTTCGTCTGACCGATCTGATAAAGAATTTCCCGCCTCTGCATAGAATAACGTAAATCATCATAGAATTCTTCACCCAAGTAGACATGTTCTTTTTGTAAATACTTTCCTTGAATACCCTCCGCAAATACTTTCCTTGAATGTATTCAAGGAGAATTTCAACTTTTGAAAAAAAAACATCAAAAGTAGATGATTGGTACGAATCTAAGAAAACCATTACCCAAACATTTTGTATTTTTTTATCTTTTACATTTTTTTAACTTTTACATTTTTTATTTTACCACATTTTCTACCACGTTTCGGCGGCTATTCATTCTTCCGGCTAGGTTAAAGATTCATATTATGATATGATATATTTTTCTAAATAGTTTTAGAAGTATAAGACTCCTCGAATGATATCATTGGTATCTACTAAGATATTCATTCTGCCGGGTCTGTAACTCACTTCTGGTTTGCTTTTTATTTTTCCGTCTTGATCCAAAAATAAAATCCGATATATATTAGGTCTGGCATATTTTGCTATTTCATACTCTCCTATAGAATTCTTTCCATATTTTGTCTCCCTAACTTGTTTCACATAAGATGAAATAGAATCGCCTGTCCAATATAGTATTTTTTTGCCAATCCAGCTATGTTCCATTGGAGTAAGTTCCGGTTGCTTACAACCATTTCCGCATTTATTGTAAATACTAGGTGAATAAGTAGCAGCGCTGGTGTAACTTCTCCATTTTCTAGGCGAAGTCTGGTGATAAAACTCAGGATGCACTAAATCATCATTACTCAAAACTTGCCGCCTAAACATTTTTTTCTTATCTTATATATAGTAAAAAATATAATAAATAACATAATATAAAATGACGTTGGCGATAATTATAGTTATATTGATAGTATTGTTATTTGTGTTTGGGTGGGTTCGTACGAAAGAACACGAACATCCTGGGCATGGAGTAGCAGGACAATTTGGATTGAGAGATTTCAAAACCACGGAAAATTTCTACAGTAGTGGAAGTAGACAAAGATACATCACAGAAGCAGATACCGCAACAGAGCTTACTATTCCCACTAATGATTTCTACAAGAGGGAGTTAAATTATTACATGAGAAGGTAAAATATATTACTGATTTTTGTTTTTTTATGATATATACCATGAAATCTAAATATATTTACGACATCAGAACTCAACCATTTATAGTGTGGTTGTCTGGCGAGAAAATTTTTGTTAAAGACGAGAGAATGTCTCGTATGGTGGGGGTTTGGGATAAAGTTGGGTATTGTCGCTACAAAAATGGAGTGTTTTTGTCAGAGATATCACCCAGTGTACCGAAAGATAGGTTTTATTTGTACATAGATAGCAAAGGTGTGTATACTTTTAAAAGTAGAGTCAAATTATACAATTTGAAATGCCCTATTTCAGATGCAATCCAGTATCCTTATGCGCATAGTCAGAAATGGATTTGTTTATTAACTTTAGGTGTTTTTTTAAAGAAGAAAGAGGTCAAAAAAGAAGATCCCTACGATTTTTATTACAATAATTGGGATGCCTTACGCCCTATAACTATATGCTCGTATGAACGAAAAACCATAGTTTTTATAGATTTGATAGATTTAGATGAAATAGATGAAATAGACGATATTCCGGTAGAAGAAAATTACGGAGAAATACCCGTTAAGCCATTTATAAAAAGAATGTACGAAAAATTTAAATAGAGAAAGTTGAAACTCTCTTTGAATATATTTGCGGGAAAAGATGGACAGTATCAAAGCGGAGATGCGTAAAATCCAAGAAGAGATCCTAGCCCTAGAGGATGATATTAAAGGTAAAAGAATGACTATGGCTAAATTAAGATTGAAGCTAATTTCCTCATGTCAACATGATTGGTATAGAGAAGTTAATGGCCCTAATAACGACGATAGATGGTGGGTATGTCGCGAATGTGGAGCGACTCGCTAGAATTCAGCTCTACACATAGGGCATTGTAATTTGTCTATTTTTTTAGCTAATTTGTCATAACAAGTAAAATGTAATCTATGTGTACAATTTGGTAGTGAAACTACTTTTGGAAAGTTATTTTTTGACTTGGGATTTTTATACGCCGGGCGTAGCCTACCTTGACATATGCAGCATATTTCTTCCTTGCCCCACTTTTTATTCCACCAAGCATATTTTTTGTTTTCCATTTATATTTGTGATATTTATGTTTTTATAATGTCATTCCAAGTGTTCCTAAAGAACTACAAATCGGATTATAAAAAGCTAAGTAAATTAGGCTCCGGATCGTATGGCACAGTTTATAGAGTACAAAATATCCAAACAGGAGAAATATATGCCGCAAAAGTTTTCTCGGATGATTTTCGGCAAAAAAATGCTATTGAAGAATTAAGCGTTCTACGCACTATAAATTCTTTCGGATATCATGAAAACATAATCTATCCTTTAGCTATATACAATAGTGCTAAAATAGCAGTTATATTGCCATTTGCAGGCAAAACTTTATCGTTTTGGAATTTTGCCAATAAATCTGTTGATCAATCAACTATAAAAATTATAATGTTTCAAATTCTGAAAGCATTGTTCTATATACATTCTTTAGGTATTATTCACAGAGACATAAAGTCTGCTAATTTACTGATAAACGATTCCTTAGAAATAGTTTTGATAGACTTTGGATTAAGTAAGTTCGTATTTGATACTAGCCTCCCACTGGAACATAATGTCCAAACTGCTCCTTACAGGTCATTAGAACTATTATTAAGCGTAGATAAATATGGACCGGAAGTAGATATATGGGCTTTAGGATGCGTGATGGCGGAAATCATGACTGGTCGATTTATTTTTGGGTCCAAAACCGAGGAGGTTATTTCTAATTTATGCACAATGGAAGGTGATGTTGGTTCACTGTCCGCTATACCAGAATATATAAAATGTAGAAGAATAATGAATAAAGTTCCCCCAATTTCCTTAGAAAATTTATTGAAAATCAAGAACAATAAAGTATACCAAGTCAAAACTGATGACTTAATAATTCTCAAACATATGCTTTGTTTAGATCCGGATAAGAGGTGGACATCTAGGCGATTGTTACAACATGAATATTTTGATACCTGCAGATCTAAAATATCTCTCAATATGTTTTCCAGTAAAATTGGATGGTTACTAAACAATCAATATCTATCGCTCCCATACAATATTTTTCCATTCCCTCCAATATTCCAAGCGTATGATTATATAATCGGTTTGTGGGTTAATATGCAGAAGAGAGATGAACCCAAAACTTGGTTAGTATTATACTCTGCTTTTGATATTTTGGGCAGAGTGTTGCTATGTAAATTTATCAGATCAAAAGAAATTTCTGGGTACGATCTAACAAAATATGCTCATGTATGTTTTGATTTATCATTACTAGTGAATTCTTCTTGGACTATACCAAAAAATAATTACAACGAACGAGAATACCATTACACTCAAACAGAAGTTTTGAATATATGTAAATTCAATATTATTGTCCCAACTATAGGGCATTTTTTGAAATATTATACAGGTAATATTTATATGTATTCAGGAGTATTGGTATATATATTCTGCGGTTCGTCAGGTATGCGTTCTAAAGAACAAATATCTAAAGATATTGATCGGTTGAAAAAATTGATGCGCAAAAAGTATAAGTATTATCACGGGTGCAGACATAAAAATATTAGAACGTTTTATAATGAAGTTCGAAAACGGGAGACTAGTGATAGCATGTAGATTTTGCAAGAAAAAACATTTGCGATGCAACGCTGGAAAACCTTGTGATCGTTGTACTAGATTAAAGAAGAAATGCGTGGAACAAAAAGCCGGAAAAAAAAGTAATAAAATATTAATCAAAAAGAAAATACAGAAACACATGGATAGAAACCCCTCGGAAAGTATTATAAGAGAAATATATTCGGATTTCTCCACATTTTGGTGATCAATTGAGACATAGAATATCTATGATTTTCTCGGCTGCTTTTTCACCTATGCGGCGGCCATTTTTCTTTTTTAATTCCGCAATGTTGTTATTTTCAACTTGTCCACTACAAATATCTCTGAGGGGATAGTTATCTATTATCAATTCTGCTGTTTGTGATGTAATACCAGGTATACATGTGAGTATTTTGATAGATGCTTGGCGATTTTTTTCTTTCCTAGCTTCGTTGTCCCCCGAATATGCTAATTCTAGTATTTTTGCCGCTTTTTTCAACCCAACTTTTATACCACTGTTATATTTTAGTTCTGATATCTCCTGTTTCAGGTCCGCAATTTCGTCAGCTTCGGCGCAGATAATTTTATGTATCGGGTATCTTGATATCAAGATTGGCGCCGTTTTGTTAGAAACTCCGGGTATTGATTCCCACATCGCTTCTACAATATCACTATTGCTTTGCTGTCTCCTCGTGCCTAATTCTGACGGCATGTTTATATCTTCGTTGCTTCCTTTGATAATCCTGATGTTTAACAAAGACTCCATATCAATATCAACGTCAACATCGCATAAATCTTGTATATCATCTATAGCGTTGTCGATCTCTTCGGTTGTGTTGGTTTCTACACTTGCCACTGGTTCTTTTTCATAAATATCTTTTATCATTTTATTGTATTCAAAAATCTTCTTCTTATCTTCTTCAGATAAATCATCCCGAAATTGTATTTCGTCGGTAGCATATAATTTCATAAAATCACGGGCAAACTTGACTATAACATTAGATGTATCTTGGGGATCTTTAGTTTGGATAAATGGATATCCTCTCAATAAATTATGCCGCAGTTTAGCATGTAGATTCTTGAATGGTATATTGCTTATTTTGTGAGTATCTACATATTTCATAGGGCCTTCAATGATGAAATATACATGACAGCATTTTTTCTCTTTTATATCATCCAAACCTTTTTGTTGATTTTTCATTCTGTCATCTTTAATACTTGCGGAAAGATCTTTCCAAGTTTTTCTTTCGAAAACAGCAGCTAAAATATTCTTAGATGGATCTTTTTTTGACTGTAATAATATACAATAATCTCCTACTGTTAATTGTTTTTCTGTATATTGAATTTCTCCACCACCACCTTTTACGGGGAGTTTTTTTGTGATTCTGTTGTTTTCGGCTACACTAGACTCCAAATATGGTATTGCTCCATTTTGTTCTCTGCTGTCTGCTATAATAAATGCCATGTTTCCACTTTATCTACTTTCCTTTAAATTAAAAAAATTGATTCTGGATATTACAATTGTACCTTTTGAAAAATGGATGATAATGAATATCTCCTAAATCTTGAAGAATTATATAATTTCTACATCACTAAGATATCCATAAGTCATAAAGAAAGAGACGAAACTACTTGGGGTCAAGGATACTCTGTAACAGAATGGCTCTTGGAAGAGGATATGGAAACGCGTCGTAATGCTATCTACATTGAACAAATTATTATGGAGAACGTGCAAGATGCCCTCAAAGAATTTTGGTTCCGAGAGGAACTGAGAAAGTCTATCGCATATTATTACGATGGAAACGCGCCATACAAGCATCGTTGTTCATACGCTAAAATAAAAATTGACTTACAAAACGAGGGGTTTGCTTTACATTCTGTAGAATTGCATATATTTCCATATATATTTCCCAAACAAGATGGAGGAGAATCTCTCTGGTATAAAGGAGGGATAACATTCAAATGGTGGGATGGAGATTTCTTGAAAAAAAGATTCCAAACCATGAAATGGACCGGAAATCTATAACCCTCGTAAAGGCAGGATATAGCAAAAAACATGGATTAATTATTTTTTACGTATTGATATCCTCATTTTCTCCGTCATAATCTATTTCATTGTACGAATATTTATCAGCTTGAGAACTCGGAACAAGACCATCGAATGATCTAGATTCGGTATGATCCTGCATGTTTAATTCGTTATTATCTACCATTTTTTGTGTAGCTTCTACTGCGGCGGCTTTTTGATCCTTGAGCTTAGAGGAAGTTTTTTCCATCCTAATAATTTTTCCGATGAAGTACAATATAAAATTATTACTGAATTTTTTACTAACGGAATACAACGCGGATTGAACGAATAAGATCTTTTGTACAAAATATTCCAAAAGAAATTCTGATATCTTATTTTCGTCTTCTACATACAGATATTTTATTTCTTTCAAAGTGCTGAAATATTCAGGCTCTAATGTTTTTGGTAATTTTCCTAATTTGTCTAATTCTGTCAAGCCGGAACTATCGACTATATTTTTAATATATATAGGAGGTGCTGACAAGTTCTTGTAATTATGCAAAGTGTAATAATCGAACATCAATTCTTTTATGTATATATCTAATCTATTGACGCGCATAAGAACTAATGCTTTAGTCTTTTTCGAAGATGGATCTTCAGTTCCATTTAGTATTTGATCATACTCGTAATCCTCGACCATGCCTATATTTTTCCATAGATTGGTGTAAAAATTTTTCTTCAATTGAGTACTAACTATATCATATGTTTTCGAAACTATTTCACTTATAACATTAGTGTTAGGTTTCCAATCTTTCGCATATTTAGAAACACTGAGTTTCATATTCAATGGTTCAAATTCTACAGAAAATTTGATCTTTTTTTCGATATGAGTACTTTGGAATACTTTAATATATTTGGAAAAATACTGCTGGTCTCGTTCTGTCAATATTTCTTTAGTTGCGCCACAATTTTCACACTTTTCGGAGGAATACACATGTGATATATCACCTTGTTTTATTTGCTTAGCAGATGGCGAAGGACATCTATATTGATAGTAATTGAAGAAACTCACGGAAAGTTGCTCTTCATTCAAGAGATCTTTAGTATCAGATGACTTATCTGCTATACTGGTGGACAAAACATCATAACATATAGAACATATATGATCTATTATCCTCGTTTTTTCAAATTCTGGGGATGCGTTAAGATCACGCAGTACACTAGAATTAGAAACATCATAGGATTTTATTTGAGTAGGTTTATATTTATTCAATCCATATCCATCGTAATCACTCAAACTGCAATAAAGACATATATTCCATTTATGTTTGTGGAATTTCTCGCGGGTTTTTTTGACTTCTGAATTAGGTAAATATTTAGGGTTTATATTTTTATTTATATATTTCCCATATATTCTGGAGAGAAGATATCCAGGAAACCCAGAAACATACTTAGTAGATGTGTAATTTCGTAATAAATTGAAAGGTAATTTTCCGATAGCGTATGCTACATTCCTCCTCTGCTGGGTCAGATATTCATCTTGTAATTTGTATATTTCGGCCATACTTTCTCGGTATTTTTTATGTTGTTCGTTAAGAGCAGTGGTTATGGTATACAACCCATTGATATCTTTTGTAATAGATACATCAAACACAGGATGATCGTATACTCTCGTAGTGAGATATCTTATAAATTCGCTATAGCATTCAGAATAATATTTGCTGAATAAACTGTTTCCAGGTTTGATGCTTTTTAATTTTGGATTTTCGTAGTTGAGATCTTTTCCCAATACTTCCTCTGGTGTTAATTTATACCAAGATTTAATATCTAGTTTTTCTGAGTTGAGGAAATAAGTCCAAGCGAAATACCAATATATAGGATCGAGTGCAAAAATCTCGCTATCATCCGATACACTTGGCGTCTCTACTTTTGATTTATTCAATATAGAATTCAAATTGGTGTAAGCGGCGTACAAGGCTTCTTTTACATGAGTTTCGTTGGTATCTTTTAATTCTCTAAGCAATATATCATGAGTTAGCAAAACTTTTTCCAATACTTTCTCAAATAAGAAACTAGATGGAACTTTTTGGAAGTCTTTTTGGAACGTAAATTTGATTTTTCCTTTATTTTCCAAAATAATCTTTATCAGCACAGCCCAAATATAAATAGATGTGTACAATTTTCTTTTTCCGTCTATTTCTTCCAAGTTATTAGTTTTCGCTTTTCGAATTTTTTTATCTATCAGCACTATCACATCATGTAAATCAGCCACTATTACAGCAATGAATTGATTTATGTATTTATTGCTCTTCAAATCGCGAAATTCTATATTACCTTTCACAATTTGAGTAGCTTGTTTCCATATGAACTCATTGATTCCATCTTCACTATTGTGGTACATCATAATAGGTTGATCGCCTTCAAACATAGATATCCCTTCCATTTGATCTGTGTAAGTCATGGGTTCTCCACATATGCGGCAATAGTACGCGTCGTTTAGTGGAACTTCGCCGGCGTATTTCAACAGAAAATCATGGATCTCTTTATCAGAATTTCCTTTCAACTCCATTTCTATTTGATCTTTAACATGTGGGCATATGATAGGAAATCCTTCTTTTGATCTTATCCAATCGTCCTTTGGTTTGCCATGTGAAGAGGGTAGATATTTTTTGAGTTCGTGGTACAATTTTCTTCTCTCTTCAACAGATTGCGAATTTTGCAATTTCCTTGCGATCTCTACCCAGGGCGATCTATTATTTTGCATTGCTTGGAAATATTTATCGCTCTTTTCTTTCTCAATTAAAACGATGCTTTTTTCACCCTTGCCTATTTCATCTAGTATTTTTTTGCTATTACGATACAGGAGATTGTCTACTGTGGATTTAGGCTCTTTGCCGATTATTTCTCGATATTTATGGTATCCGAATTTCTTAATGAAGATCCACCTATACTCTAATTCTAGGTAGGCTTCCTCGTATTTTTTGGCATAGTTGGTTTGATTTTCTAAAGCTTTTCTCAGTTTCTTTGTCATATTTTCTATTGATTCTTCGAGCCGTTTTTCATAATCATTCTTTTCATCGGAAATAGATAAATATTTTAGTAGCATCCATTCAGCCAATAGTCCTGAAGCGGACATATCGTATATCAATGGTACCTTGTCAGAAAATGTGATCGTAACGCAGGGTTGGAATTGTTCTAAATATTTTTGTAAGACTTTGTCTTCTTTTGTCGGTTTATCTGGCTTTTCTATCTCCTTAACATTTTCTTCATCTTCTTGTACATTGGATAAATATTCATACAAACTAGAAGGGTTCTGGAAACTCTTTTTGGAATTTACTAATTCTAGAAACATAGAAATATATTTCTCCATCCATCTGTTAGAAAAGTATAAAAACAATCCAAACAATAGATTAACTATAACTTTGGCATGTTCTTCATTTCGAAATAATATGTAGTATATCCCTCCATCTTTTTTGATTCCGGTTCCTTTCCCAAGCATCTTCAACAAATTACTCTCATAAAATTTATTTGCGACATAAGGAACGAATAATTTATGATGTACATATTCATAACTATAATATCCACTTTTTAACCTTCCAATGATTCCTACACTATTGGGTACATCGTCTACATAAAATTTTTTCAACGGAAAATCCGGAATTATGGCGATTCCGCAAACATCTAGTTCATCGCCGTTGGACAAAGAATAAAAATCTTTGTATTCTGAGTCAAGTATGTCGGGCAAAAACATTACTCTTTGTACATTTGTTACATTATAAGGCAATGCATATATAGTGCTCAATTCTTTCCCGAATTTGTCCATACGTTGAGTTCGTTCGGAAATCAGAGTTGTATTCATAATATCTATTATTTGTTCTTTTTCAGCATCCCTGATAATTTCCGCCGGTTCGATACTGGTAATGGCAACTGGTTTTTCTTTGGGTATTGGCTTCTTTTTTGTTTTTTTTTGCTTTTTCGGCTTTTTGGATTTTTCCGCAGAGCCTTCGCGAAGTTCGTGTTTTTTATTATAAGTTCGACCAATGGGTATTAAACATGGATATCTTAATATATTTCGCAAATTCAAGATAAATATGTCCGACTTCTTGCTTTGTAGTTCTTTGGCTAAATCTTCGTCTTCTAGTATGCCTATTTGTTCGAAATAATAATAAGGTATCTTCATTTGAGAGGATAATTCATGATATAATATTTCTCGCTCTTCTCTGGAAAGAGGAACGTCCTCTTCCTTCTTTATAACAGTAATCTCAGTCATAACGATTATACTAATACAATGGTAATTATTTCATTTAAATATATAATAGTTTTATAGAATAATAATCCCGTGTAGCAAATTACAAAGGTTAATTACTACACAATGTTTAAACCTACGTTTCGTGGTCGTGTTCAAGCTGTTAGTGGTAAACCTAAACCATCACCTAAAAAACCTAAATTCTTCACAGGGAATGCATCTACTAGTATGGATATCAAAACATTCCTAAAAGCAGTAAAGGATGTAATAAATGATGATAAATATTTACCCTTAACGCCTTTAGGAGCCAAGGAGATAATAGAAAGCATAAAAGGAATCTTACATCCTTTATATATTAAGATAACTTACGAACAGTTGACCTGTTTAGAAAAAGTTGCCAAAATTCGCAAGTTGTACGAATCCAAAGATGAAAATCCTCATATTATATTTAGTGATATTGGAAAGGTAGAGAATATCGTACCTAGATTCAGGATATTGATATCATCTATGAGACATAAAGCAAATTTTCAAGTACCTCTAGTCAAGCAAGCTAATGGCATTGTTATAGAAATTGCGGAAATTAATTCCAAATTGGAGTGTAATTTATTAGCAATGCCTCCTAATGATTTCAATCCCAATATCAACCACAAGGAAATTAAATCTTGCGTTTCTAAAGGGGAATATGATATATACGAAATAAATGACGGCACTACTTTCAACATATATTACGACCCTCACTATCTTAATTCTGAAGATGTCTTTACAAAAGAAGGCGATGAATTAGTGGCGTATAAAAAGTATAGTATCGGAAAATGGATGCGATCGACTAAGAATGCTTTCGATGTAGATGAATTAGTCTGGCGAGGATATCAATATAAGGAAATTATCGACGACGTACTATCACAATATCCTAAAATTAATGATTTAGACAGAATATTATCATATTCTGTTGGGTTCAAACATCCGGCTTATCATCCATTTGGACAACCAGATGAATGGGAAAAAACTAAGACGGAGAAATGGATAAAATACGCTTGGCTCATTCAAGTGTATAATGTACAATCACAAAAAATAGTTGATGATGTTGATTTGGACATACCTTACCAAAAGAAAGTAGATAATTCGCTCTCTTTCTCAGAAATAATAGAAAAGGCTGAACATGCTTTAGAATCTTATATCAGCGATAAGAACTCGCCTTTCCTAGGATACATATTACGTGCTAAATCTCCTGATCTGTTTGATGTTTTGGTGGAAAGTGATTTGTGGAATATTATACGTCATTCTATTTATCAAGCACCTTTTACTCCAAATAAGATTCAAAGAGAGAAACAAGAACGTAACTTCAAGAGCATGAAATTCGTTATACTTGATTCTTTCTTGGATAGGAAGAAACACCAAACATTCATACAACTATTTCCTCAATACGTTCCAAAATACAGATATTTAGAGAAAATAGTATCAGGTGTTATAGATGAAATCTACAAACAACTGAACCGCAAAGGAAAGAAAAACATACTCTGCATGGAACTTGTGGATCATGACGATACTCCGGAAGGTCAGTTAAAGAAATGTATTGATTCGTTATCTGTAAGGTTGTATTCTACAGTGTCTGACCAGTATCAACCTACGAACAATGAAAAACAAGATAAAAAAATAATAAGAATGTTGGTAGTTCATCCCAAATATTCCGAAATTTATTTATCAATAATAAATTTGTAAAAAAAATTCTCGGCCATAACATAAACATGTCTGATCCAAATTACGACTATAAGAGCGGAAAACATTTTAAAACTAGGGCGGTTGGTCAACTATATGTAGGACCTTTAGCTGCTGTAGGATATGATAATAGGGTAATGTCTTTAACTGCTACAGAAATAGAATTTAAAAATAGCGTGGCTGCAGAAAGATTTTTAGATACACAAAGGAGAAAAATAGCTGATAAGAATGGTTTAATAAAGCAGAGAAGGATGAAATTACAATCTATTTCTTCTGATTAGAATTTCTTATTCTTTCTCTATCTCTCATAAATTCTTTAAATTCATCTCCATGCTTTTCTAACAAGAACAAGATTATATCTTTGATATATTCATGTTTTTTTTCCAAAGATAATCTCAATAGATCAGACTCTGGAGAGATTTTCTTCCAAAGAGTTTTTACCTTATTCCAGTACAATATGAAATGTTTCACTCTCGATATGTCGGATGGGGCGTTTTTGGATTGTCCTATCATCCAGTAATCTAATCCTTCATCACTGGTTTTGTGGAACCAAACATATCCACCTGTTCTAAAATCTCCATCAATACCAATATATCTTATATGGTCTCCAGGAGAAATATTATCGAATTGAGTTTTGGGTATGATTGCATACCCGACGATAAATTTTTTAATATGTGCCGGGCTGTTGTTTTTTTTCGCCGAAGTGTCTGGCTTCTTTTGCTGCATCGTAAAAAAACGTAATATATTACCTATATATGAATATTTTTCATTCATATAAATGTGAATAATAGCGGCTATCACCTATATATGTTCCTCCAAAATCATCAAAATCTTGGACTATGGGATCGTCATATTTAATTTGGAAATCAGGCGGCTCTTTTGGGCAATTAAGATTGACAATTTGTACTGAGACGTATTCTTCAATATCAATAGATGGAATTAAGTCAGAAGACATTTTGACTATATTTGTTTATGATTGTAGATACTAGTAAAAAAATAATTCAATTTTATATTTATTCTATGTAAATTGTATCCACTTCATTTAAATCATCATCATCGTATTTTATTGGCTGTGCTACACAAACCACACTACTTTGCAAGCTACCTTTAAGGGAGCGTACTAATTCTAACTGTTTATGATTTAAAACCAACTCTGGAATTTCAATATCAGCTTCAACATCGTATTTTCCTTCCATTTTATTTATTATTAGAGATATATATTCAATTTTTCCATGGATAAAATACAGAAGTATTACGATTGGTATGAAGGAGAATACGCCAAAGTTATTAATTTAGATAAATTAACTAAAGAAGCAGATGCTAGACAATCTATAGATCTGAATAATTTAGTTAAAAACTTTGCATATAAATATAGTTCTATATGGAGACATGAAGTTCTGGCTACTCTAAGGTATTATGTTATACCAAAAAAAACAGATTATATATGTACTATCTTCAAAATAACTAGAAAAGGGGAGACGTCTTTCAATCCACAAAAAAATATTGATTTCCAAACCATATACGGATTTTTATATAGTTCGTACGAAGGTAATAAAATATCGCACGAATTTGTATCTATTTGTCCAACTTTTACATCCGCCGACGGTGAATACAGGCATAGATTAATCACTTTAGATCAATATTTACGCACATATAATGATAAGTTAAGTGTAATAGAAGATTACGTATCTAATCAAATAAAAAGAAAAGAAATAACATTTGTGGCCGAAGTTATAGGAGATATAGACAATGAAAAGTATGATTCTTTAGTGTCTTCTATTGAAAATTTACGTTTATCTGTACGGTTTTATGTATCCGCTTGGTTGATAGATTATGACAGATTCGCGAAAGGCGCTTTAGAAAACCACTTATCGAAAAATTATACAGTGTCTATGTTTTCGAAAAAAGATAAAGAGTTCTATAAAGAAGCAATAGAGCCGGATTTAGATAAAGAATGGACAAAATTTATGCTCAGATTACAACGATTTCAAAAAGATACTAATCAGCAATATACACCTTTGGAAATAGGGCAAAAAATAATTCCTCTAACTGTCAACCAGGTTGAAAATATAGGAAATATTCTACACTCTACTTGGGCGGAAATTCGAATATTATCATTGGTTGGCGATCTAGTTATTAACGGTATTTCGCCTACTTTTCCTATATTTGGGGACTGGTTTTTTATAAAGGGTAGTGCTCCAAATATGTATGACAATTATGTTATGCATAAAAAAGTGCATAATTCAGAATTGGCCGTCAAAGTAGTTAAAAATTTGGAAAAAACCAGATCCGATACATATATATTAGATCCGGTGTCTAATAAAGAAGTGTATGTTAGTTATAATATGGAAGGGTTATCTCGAGCAATAGAAATACCAATGGATTTTGCAGAAGAGGAAATAATATTATCAGAAAACACTCTTTGTTCATTGACTGAACACGTTGGGAGGACAATGGTAGATCAACCTAATCTAATGAAAGATAGTATGTATGCTTTTCTTACAGGGCCTGTATTTACGTCTGAAATATGGTTTTCGAAATGCATGTTCGAATTTATTTATGGCATATATTCAATGAATATTAAATTAGGCATTATACATGGGGATTTACATCCAAATAATGCTACTCTCTTCTCAAAAAGACAAGTTGTTGACAAGAAAGGGGATGCTTTAGTACCAAATCCTATTGTAATATATGATGTTCACAAGGAATTATATGTTTTTCCTACTACAGGTCGTACCTCATGTATAATAGATTTCAGTAGATCGATCATAAATGAAACCTCTATAATTTTTGATGCTTCTCATAATAAACCCATCATTATTGCGGATCAAGTGAGGAAAATATTGAGAATATACGAAAGAGAGCTGCCTGAATTTTACAATTCTTACAAATCCGAACTTAAAGAAGCTCTTAGCAACAAATACGAGTTAGTGTTCAAAATGTTTACTGCTATTGACGCAAGAAGACTCTGCATGGGAATGGCGAGCATAGTAGATAATCCTAAATTGTTAGATATTCTAAACAAGATTATTAAAATATCTACCCAATATCTTACTACGGGAATGATCTCCGTTTTCAAAAGTTCGACAGAAAAAGTAAATTGGCCTATGCTGAGTATTATACAAAATTTGTTCGGCGAATATACTATAGAAAAATACGAAAAACTAAGCGAATCAACCTTGATTGATTATTTTTCAATTGACAATGAGATGAAATACAATATACGTGAATACGACAAGTTTCCACCAAATATAAAACTAGAATATGTAGTTGAACACAAGATACCAGTTGAACAGATAGGATTGCGCAATTATCACAAGAAAATCAAAACTGAGAAAATAGAAGAAGAAAAAGTTTACGAATTGCAAGAATCTGAGAAGGCCTCCAAATCTGCTAGAAGGGGTAAACCAGAAGTTTCCGAGATGGATAAAAGCGAAAAAAATAAACTTAGTGAAGAACTTAAAGAAACTTCAGATAGTTTCTATTATGACACCTAATTATGCCAGCTATTTCCACATAAACACACGTAATACATCGTCTTCATCTCACCTAATCTTTGGTAAGAAACAACTTTTCTACCACAATTCTCGCATCCATTTTTTAGCCGCTCTCTTGGGTTAGTAGGGTCGTGAGCAGTTACTTTTAATGCATTTCTATATTTAGAGCTAGATAGATCTCTGCCAACACCACCACTTGCTAATAACGTATGTTCTGGACTTGCTTCAAAAGGCATACCAGTTTTTCTTGATACGAACTGTAGAGTAGGTCCTGAAGTAGACTCTTCTAATAAACTCAAAGTATAAGGATCGTAATCACCCATTTTATATAACGGAAGGCGAAAAATTAATATAAATATATATTATCAATTTTTTATAATAGTTCTTCGTTGTAATACAACGAAAATAGCGAGGAAAAATGCAAAAGCTGAGAGAACATATGAGCTATTATGGTGATGTGCTCGAAGATCCTTATGCTTTTCCACAACTAATGGAAGAATTTTGGGGAGAATCGGATGAAGAAATAGAGTATGTGAATATGCACGCATATTTTAAATATCCAAAAAATAATATGATATTAACTATATCTATAGGCGCTTCTATTATTCCAATGGTAGATATTGAACGAAATGGTACAAGATCAGAATATGTAATTTTCTTCCCAAAAAGCTCCCCGGAAGCAGTTAATGAAAAAATATCTAAACTAAAGAACTTTATGGAGTAATGGAAAATCCTATACTTGACATGTTGGAGGACCTAATAGGTTATCCTATAGATAAATCAGAAAATTCTTTAAATAGATATAGAGTAGATAATTTTATATACACTATTCAAATATTACCGGACCGATCTCCTGTTTTGTATGATATTGAATACATGGTCAAGAGATACAGATACAAAAAATTAAAAGCAAACTCGCAACGCTTACAAACAATATAGAGTAAACTTATGATCATCGTAAGTTTTGGTTTCCACTTGTTTCCAGTCTATAGAAATATATTTTTCCAAATGGAAGAATGTGTCAATCTCATTCTCCCTAACTTCTAAAATATCATAATTAATAGCACTGAAATACAAGTGATTTATTTTTTCAGGATGTTTATCTATAATTTCATTATACAATGTCTCGCATCCAATGATGAATATCTTTTTTTCTGGTTCGCATAAAGATATAGCTTCGTCTAAACTTCTCGCCAAAACAGCGCCGGGACATTTAAACTGTGTATTATTAGATATTACTATATTATTTCTCAACTTGAGCGGTCTAAAGCGTACCGGTAAAGATTCCCAAGTTTTTCGACCCATAATAACTGTACTATGTAAAGTAATCTGTCTAAATCTGGCCATGTCTTCTTGGGAAGTCCAAGGTATTTTACCACCGGCTCCTATCCCGACTTTGCCACTTTTAAGCAAACATCCGGCCACTATAATATTTATGTTTCTTGATGTTTCCATTTTTAAAAAAATAAAATATCAATTTTTTAGATTACTTTTTTCTTAGTAAATGCGCTACTAATTCTTTATCTAATCTTTTGGATTCACTTAATAGTATACGCCCAGGGAAGATCATTTGTCGCACTTTCCAGTGCTCTACTAATTTATATGTGTCCGTTTTTTCTAGAGGTCTTTCTAATATCAATGGATTTCTCCTATCAGCGAATTCTTTTATAGCCATAGAAATCGGGTCTGTTATTCCCGAAACATCTGTAAATACAGGGGCTCCGTTTTCTATTTGCGATGCGCGAATACCTATAGCTTCTGTTAATTCGGTATCTTGAATAATTTCGGATGTTTTTCTTTTGTCTGGATGAACCACTTTAACGATACGATGATTTTCATCCGATTTATCCATTCTAAAAACTTGATGTTGAGGAGCTTCTTCTGTTTCTTCAACGTCTTCTATTCCGGTATCTTCTTCTGCTTCTTCATCCTCCTCTAGTTCAGCGTCTAAATCTTCCTCGTAATCTTCATATTCTTCCTCCGCTACGCTTTCATCAACTGTGTCGTAGTCGTCCTCCATTTTATTCTTAATATATGTTATTATTATAAAATAAAATGTTATCAATTTTTCAACAATTAATTGTCTGGTATCTTGCGTTTAGGACTTGGAAGTTGAACCTATTAGAAAAAATATATTCCCTAATAGGAACAAACGCACCATTGGGAATACTGGAACTATTATCTTTCGGAGTTTCGGATAGAATATATTTCACCGTTGATTTAGACACAGATGATTCAGACGACGAAAATGATATCCCTATTGACGCATATTTGAAGATCGTAGGCGCTTCGGGAGAACACAGGGAAAAAATATTACGCAGTAGATGGATATACAAGTATTCTAAATTTAATTGGGAAGAGATAATTCTTGGTGAGGAGGACTCTATTACTATAGAATTTGAGGGAGATATCTCATTAGTTATAAATCCACTATCGAAAAAGTATTGCTTTGTTAACAAGAAAGGTTTATCAAAGGGGTATACTCCTATGTTGTTTGGCGATATCCAAATACCTTCTGAGGTTTTGATTGATAAATTCATTATAGAAACATATTCTCAACAAGAAAATTGAAGATAATTTCCCTTAAATATCTACACAAACATAGACAACTTTTTACAAATGGGAGATGAAATGGAATTTATTTCACAGTTTAATAGTAATCCTTTAGTAAGGAAATTAGACGCCTTCATAGATAACAAAAAGTTTAAAATGGCAAAGAAGAGTAAATATACTAATATAACCAATCAAAGAAAATCGGAGGGGTGTTACTACGTACCTTTCGGAAACGAGTTTATCTCATCTTCCAATATTATATTTGACGTTTCCGAAGAACAAGATGATAATAGCACAACTATATTAGAAAATCATATATCTGAACAATTTGACAAGCCTAGCCTTGATTTCAAATATCCGATCGAGGAATTTTTTGCTTTGTTAGAGGAATGTAGATTGAATGGAATTATTTTGGGGTTTTGCGAAAAGCAGTACTTTACCGTGCCGGTTAAAAAGAAAACTCTTGCACCAGTTCCATCGGATGTATTTTCATCCACTACTAACGAATTACCATTGGATGATGAAATTTCTCTACTGGACGACATTGATGATAATCAAACGATAAAGTCCGTAGTAGAAAAATTATCCGACGACATAGAAATAGAAGCGTCATGTATAGAATTAGACTTTGATATTTATCAAAAGACTAGTCATAGATTCATCGAAGAAACTCATTATTATACTTTGGTACATTCTATATCCTCCATACTTGCCGAACAATTAGATTTCGGCAATATGCCATATCCTAACGGAGTGGTTGAGAGGAACGGAGTTAACACATTTGTCAAATTTCACGTAGCTATTTTGAGTAAACCTAAAGTTATGGAGACAAATCACAAAAAATACGGAAAATGTTGGAAAGAAAGCTTTCATATGAGATTTTTCGTAAAAACAACTAAATCGTACAAGAGGTATTTAATTCAAACCATAAATGAGAGATCTATTCTCTCTATAGTGTTTGGATCCAACCCTATTTTGAACACACCCGCTGAGATACTAGATCCAAATTCACCTTATTTTCCTTCTATGTTGTTGGGAAGTGCTAAAAATGGAAGCAAAGTACCACAACAATTTGTAAAATTGTACTTGGTTTCGTTTGGAAATTGGCCAATAATCGCGCCGGTATTAACCAATTTGAGTGATTTTAATGCTATTCCAACAGACGAAAAACCTCGGAAAGTTAAAAATCCTATCGATAGAAGAACAAATATAGTAGTTCAACCTGTTCCAAAGCATAATTATAATTTATGTTTTGAACTAAGTCTGAATTACGAAGCTCCTGGAGGATTAATTAAGAAGAGGGAAGTTCCTCCTAGACAAGATATTATATCTATGATACAATCTCAAAATGAGAGATCTAGTTCAGGTATATTGTCGAATGGAGAAATAGAAGAGGCTAGAGAAAATGTTCATAGTTTGACAGTTCGCAATTACGAGGCTAAGTATATCCAATTAATATTGGATATTATAAGTACGGAACGAGTTTCAGAATATGAAACATGGAAAAGTATAATTGTTATGCTAGCTCGGGAAAATCCTGATTACAAACCTTTAGCTATATATTTTAGTCAAAGGTGTCCGCAATCATGGGTTAAAGGTGGAGCTGAGCAATTAGACGGTATTTGGGAATGGGCTCTGAGCCGTCCTAATAATAAAAACAACCAAGACAATACTGAACACTACAGAGACATTAAAACCTTGTATGCATGGGCGAAACAGGATAATCCTGCCAAATATCAAGAAATACAAGATTATAATGCCTTCATGAAAGCGTATAAAATGGCTTTTGAATTTTCTGGTAGATTACACGAAACTCACTTAGCGGAAATACTTCGCGTTATGTGGGGACATCTATTTATAGTAGATGAGAACGAATTCTCTACCGCTAAAGGACGAGACCGAAGATGGTACCAGTTCGTATTTCCTGAAGAACAGAAATATGATTCAGGTGCTGCCTACAAATGGAGATTAGAAAAATATCCCGATGAATTAGATAAATACATCTGTAAAAAATTACCTCAGTTTATTAAGAAAGTTAGAGCATTTATTAAACAAAAATGCGAAGACTCGGCCGCTGACGAAGCTGCGCAGAAGTATTATATAACAGTGGGTAAAAATCTAGAAGATTCCGAAGCATCTTTGGGTAAAAGTTCCATGATCAGGAACATTATATCTAGATGTGAAATAGAGTTTCGAGAAAGAGGGTTTTTAGAAAACCTAGACAAAGATCCAAATGTAATAGGGGTTGGAAACGGAGTATTGAGGTTGTATCCTACAACGGAATTAATACAAAGATTTCACGAAATTCCTATCAGTAGATCTACTAGAGTACCATATGTATATGAAAAAGTAGACCCAAATGATCCGAAATTTTCTACAAATCACAGCAATCCTTACATAAGGCATTTATTTACTGAGATACAAAGATTATTCGCTGGTCAAGACGATGCTTTCACATATACTATGTGTTATTTAGCTTCATCATTAGATGGACGCAAAAAGAAACCACTATTCTTCTTATGGTTAGGTGAAGGAAGTAATGGTAAGTCATTCTTGTTAGAATTACACATAAAAACATTACATTCCGTAGTACAAGGCGGCTATGCGGCTAAAATCAACTCATCATTCTTCACAAAAGATTCTAAGACACATGGTGGTCCTGATTCAGAAAAGATGATGTTGAAACACGCTCGTTTCGCTTATTGTTCCGAAAGTCAAGAAGGCGATGTTTTGCAAATGGCGAAAATTAAAGAATACACCAGTGAAACGTTGAGCGGTAATGAAAAACATCAAACTCAAGATATGTTTGAAGCTAACTGTTACTTCGTATTTTGCACTAACAACGATCCTCGAATTACAGGCAGAGATTATGGTACTTGGAGACGCATAATCGTCTATACTTTTAAAATAAAATTTGTAGACAATCCGGATCCAGACAACAAATACGAGTACAAATGCGATCAAAGATTAGTCAATGAAGTTCCTTTCGATATCAAATATCGTCAAGCTTATCTGACTATATTAATGTATTATTATGAATTATACCGCGATGTATACCACTGTAATTTGTCTAGAATACCTAAACAAACTATAGATGATGAAACACAAAAATACAAAGACGAACAAGATACTATTGAAAAGTATATTACTCAACAAATTGTCAAGATTGGCGAGCATTATCCCTCTGATAACAATGAACCTCCTACCAAGGTGGCAGATGTAGGATTGTCAGATCTTGCGAATAAGTATGTAGAATGGCACAAGAGAAAGATTGGTGATCTTAGCGTGCCAGTAAAAGACATTATCAAAGCGTTCCCTCAAACAAGATTGAAGAGGTTCATTGTTAAACGTTTCGAAGATGAATATCTCACACAACATCGAGTTCTCAACATTGGCGAAGAGTTTGATAGAAAGAAATATTCTGTTGAAGAGAAAAAAGAAATTCCCCAAGCTCCTATTCCTATTCCCGTTCCCATTGTTGACGATGTAGTCGGCAGCAGAGAAGATAATATTGGTGAGCTATACAACGATCTAGACGAAATCTACGATGATTTAGATTATTAACCTAGTTCTATACACAATATTTTTTTATCTTCGTTACCGCCTTTTTTGGTTTCACTAAAAACGTTGAATTCCTTAATGTGCCATAATTCTAATTCCTCCACGTTAAATACAAATCTTTTTTTGGAAGGTTTTAGATATGGTGCTATTAATTTATGATAATCGGGTTTAATATTGATCAACTTATGGTATTGCATTATGTAATTCATGTTTATATACAGAATTTTTTTATTAATTTTACAAATTACATATCAGCACCGCGAGCTCTCTTCAATAAAGGGATCTTCTCTTCTATTTCTTTTTCTATAGCTTCTCTTGCACTACAATCCTCGGAAGCAGAATCTTCTATGTAATCCATAATAGACATATGCATACGAGATTCTTGTTTAACTTCTTTACGAGGAACTACTCTTCTTTTATATACATGTTTTTCCTCTGAAGTAGTCAAAACTTCGCTTACATTTATTTGCTGGTTAGAATCACATTTATCTTTTAAGATTTTGAATGTTTTAGTATTCTGTATTTCCGAAGTGAAAATTTCCCAAAGATCTCCCGCTTCGGAATTGTCGGCATCAAGTGAATCGAATTTACTGTCCAAAATTTTCCTTTTATATACATTGAAAATATCGTTGAAAATATTAAACGGTAATTGCACTATGTCCAAATCGAATACTTTGGATATTCTAGTTTTAGTAGATTTAGTTTCGCCAAAATACCCCCTATGAGTAATTACAACATTATGAACTTTGTAAATAGTCCATTTATATACATGGTCATTATTATTGACAACAACATAATGTCCAACAGGCTTGTGTTTTAACCCAGCTTCAGTTGTGGTGCTCACATCAGTGGTAATTTTCTCAAGACCGTCATTTTTTTGTATGAAATCAGCTGCAAGGGACTGCATTTCGTTTACAGCGTTAAATTTCTCAGTATGAACACTGAGAGTTTCGCTTTTACCAGTCAGGTAATCGTATTTTGTAATCAAGTAAGTGTGTTCCATTTTCGTTTTATATTATTCTGATAAAATTCTAAATAAAAAAATATATTACGGAAACACAAATTCAGCAATCATATGAAAAATCTCGTCGGGTAAATAGTATTTCATCGCAATTATTCTTAGCAAGATAATTTCTCGGCGTTCTTTTTTCGTCATCCATCGCCAATTCTTACCATAATTCCATACCCAATATTCTTTCTCCGGGATATCTATTATAAATCCGTAATCAATTAAACCCTCTAATTTATCTCCATTTCGAATCAAATCTAGCAAAATATTGGGATTTTTTAAGACGGGGTGAAATCCCCAGTTTATTTCTGGATTGGCAAGCATTATTTCACATGTTATATGAGGATTATGTCTCATGGCTCTATAATTCCAAGGTTTGTCTGAATTTGCGCTTATGAACTCCCATGTTAATTTGGGACAATAAGATAAAAAACCATAATGCCATTTTACTTGAGGATTATTTTCTATATCGTCAGGAGTTATATCAACGCGTGTTGATAAAGACGAATATACCCACGGTAGATCTGGATTATCAAATATATCTGATATACCAATGCCGGTATTTTCAGTCAAAAAGGCCCAATTCCATAATTTATTTCGCAAACTTTTTACCAAATCTATAGAAATGTGTTTATTCATTGAGAACACATCCCAATCCCAATTACCGTCAGGATTCGCCGATATTAAAGCTATCACCATCTCATCAAAGTAAGGAGTGGATCCCTTTCCCGAGTTAAAAGTTAATCTACGTAATATTCTCTTGTTCCAAGGTAAATTTGAATACTTTTTAACTATTTCTTTTGTAACACCCGGATTAATTGAAACAAAATTCCAGTTCCATGGTAGGTGTGAATTACACAATATATATTTTATTGGTATTATTCCAGACATCCGGTCAGTGTAGAACGTAAAGAAATGGGATATAACATATTCAGGGTCTGCTTCATAGTAAGCTTCTTTCAAAGCCGTCGAAATCTCTGAGTGTTTAGCAACTATTCTTGATGTTCTCTTAGGCATAATTGGAAAAAATAACACATTCAATTTTCAGTCAAGATAATCTAATATCATTAATATCATTTCATATGGCAATCCCCTCTTCTTAAAAGCATATATAGACATTATTATAACTAATTGCTCCTCTCGTGTGTACCATATCATGTTTTTTCCATGATTCCAACGATGATATCTAGCATCATCTTGAAAAGGATTACTGGAAACTACTACCAAAAGCACGGTAAAGCAAAATCCTAATGGAGACTGGATGAAAGAATTAAGTATTATTAAAAGATTTCAATCTATGAGTAAGTTTAAAAAAATATTTCTGACGATTTATATGGCTTTAGCAACTGCATCATTTGGGGTGTTTACTTATAATGATGGAAAGTTCTCTTTGTTACAAGCTAATAAAGAGGAAGAATGGGAAATTGTTAAACAAGGTTGCGAAAGGGAAATGTGGTGTAATATGTGGAAAGCGGCCACATTCCCGACTTCATTCTTATCCGGAATACTACCGAATATAATCATTTACTTTAATAAACCGCGATAATCACGGATCGAAAAACCATATTATTTTTTATACCAATGCATCAAAATTTACATCTATAGGAATATATCCATCTAAAACAGATATAGCATCAGCCCCTATTTGATACAAACTGCTGGAAGGTTTAGGCAAACATAACAATCTATGATATACTAAATATTTTGGGTTGGTATCTCCGTATTTCGCTATATTTATTGGTGATTGCAAAGTACCTCCCGCGGCATCATTGGGTATATCTATGGGTATGTGAGTTTTGCGGGAAACATATTTTTTTTCTACGGTATTCCATATAGCTATGTTCATCTTATATCCCTCAAATATACATTGTTTAACTTGCTTGACATATGTTTCTAAATCTTCTGAATATAAGTTATTAACCAAGGAATTGTGATTATTTTCGTAAGGGTTCAATCCTATCATAGATAGTATATTTATTATATCTTCCCTCAATTCTACAACTTTATACAAACCTGATATACTCAAACCTTGTGAATCAGCCCATTCTTGTATAGATTCTGTATCAGTGAACCCTGATTCGCTTTTTAAAATGCCTAAATATTTCTGAAATTCTTTGAAGATCCGCATTGCTACTATAAAATCGTCTGCTACAATATAAGAGAATTTTTTCGATATGTTAGAGCGATACAATTCAGAAGCTGTGTATTTCGTTCTCAATTCTTCCGGAATTATTGTATCAATTCCAGTTTCTATCATCGCAATCATATCTACTAAATCTATAATCGACACACCCCATGCATATCCTGCTAACAAGGTCCTTATACTTTCAATAGAAATAAAGCGAAATTTATTCATGATGAATCCTATTTTCGTAGGTATACAATTACTATCTATAGCTCCTAATGTGAACAATTTTTCTATAGAATAATGAATACTATCTGCGGATGGTAAATCCAACAAGTCAATCTTAAACACATCTATCTTCGTTTCATTAATTTCGTTCCACGTGTTGGGAGATTTCTCGAAAAAGTCTATCAAAGATGATGCGTTGGCTAAATTATTTTTGTCAACTTCGCAAATAATCAGCGATAGTAAGTCAAGAGTTATTTCGTTCTTTATGATATCAGGATATTGATCCGTTTGCATAGCATCGAAAGTATCTTTCGTGTACATATAATAAACAGTACCAATACATTCTCTTCCAGATCTCCCTCCGCGTTGTATACTCATACTTTTAGTAACGGGTTTAGTCGCTAAAATTTCTACTGCAAAATTTGGATCAAATTCACTTGATTTGAACCATCCTGTATCAATTACATATCGTAAAGTATGTATCGTAATACCTGTTTCGGCTACATTAGTGGCTATAAAAATTCTGCGAAAAGGTTTTCTAACAGCGATGCCAGCGCTGGGTGTGTATACTTCTACATGGAGCTTTGAAATATCATCAAATAACCTTTCTGATTCTCCTTGGGATTGTTTTTTGACCACATCACCAGTCAATTCCACTGGTAGTATAGGATATTTTTGGAAAAATTTATCGCTAGAATTTAAGCCAACTAATTTCTTCTTGATTTTCCTTATATCAGAAACACCAGATACAAATATTAGAATATCTCTATATTTCTTTCCTTTGGAAGTATCTTCTGATAACATAAATTTCTTCCTACGTTTTCCACCGCCCTCCTTTACCGCGCCAAAATCTTCCGGGTTTTCTTTGTGTATTTTTGTAGCGGTGTCTATCGCTGATTGTATGTAATTAGTAGAGTCATACGATAGGTAATTATGATCTACATGATGCGTAAACCCTTTAATTATTATAATATTTTCGTATCTTTTAGACTTGGGACATTCCGATAACAGGTAATCAGCAAACTTCCAAGTATCGAAGGTAGCGCTCATTATAAATAAAAATGGACAATTCCTGTTTTTACAATTTCTATTGATGAATTTTTTTAGGGCATATAGTGCATAGTCAGTAGGTACTGAACGTTCGTGTACTTCATCAATAAATATAGCTGAATATCTTGCCATAAAGTCTTCATCAGACATAATGTTCAATTGTTGCGTTAAAACTTGTATGGTCATATATATTAATCCACGAACTGGTTTTTTCGAAACTACACCTGTTTGATATCCTATATTTTTACCCATTATAAGAGGTGTGCGAGACCCATGTCCTGATTTTTGCAAGGCTTCTTTAGTATGATATTTGAGAATAGTATTAGGAATATCTATACTAGTTAATACTCTTGGTTGAGTACAGCAAATATTCTTACCTCCCAAATCATTAAAATATCTGTGGTAAAATTCTGGAGGAAGAATAGTTGACTTACCACTCCCGGTACTAGAATTGAGCAAGAATATTCTATCCATAGGTGATTCACTCATTCCTTTCTTCGAAGAAATACGATTCATAATATAATCTACTGGAACACTTTGATCCAAAACATCTTTTGTAGGACTATATAAAATAGAAGAATCATGTGTATCACACACTTCTTCCAGGAAACCTTTCCTTAACAAAGTGGGACCCTCGTCCACACATTTATCCATTTTAATAATCTATAAATTATCTATACTTTATAAATATATTCTTCCCTTTGTAAATATATTTACAAAGAATATATTTACGAAGAAAGATGACCACCGAATCTATAAAATTGGTTAATCCATTATCTATAGTAGCTGGCTCATTAGCTTTTGTGGGAGGGTTAGCTTGGAATGATGCTATTCAGGCGTGGATAGGAGAATATTATCCTGTGAACGAAAAAAAGAACGCTCAAGCTAAATTGCTGTATGCTTTAATTGTTACTATGATCATAGTAATAGTTGTACTGTTTCTTAGGTATGTTAACGAAACCGCTGTTTCGATCGGAAGTATAGCCATAAAATATGAAAAAAATAGAGCATTATCACAACAATATTCAAAGTGAATGTCTCGCTGATCCATGTTTTCTATAAGTTTTGATTTTTTTCTCTAACTCCATTCTTTCTAGTATTACCTTGGAGTCCATTTCTATGGAAAGTCCCGCTACGAACTCCTTATATTCTTCCGTGTAATCCTCCTCCATAGGGTCAAATACACTAGAATATTTATGTAAAGGAGTGCTGCAGCAACTTTCCATTTTATAAACATATATTAATTCATTTTTTTTAAAATATTAATTTCGCCACTTATATAACAAGGAAAAATGCGCAGAGGTTCTCCCCGAGGAACTCCTAGTATATACGGTGGTCGAGTTAGGCCGAGCATATCTAAAGTTGGATTTGATGGAGGAAAATTTGGTCGAACGGCTCCTATGAATTTAGATCGCAGATTAGGACCGTGGGCATATTATTGGCCAGTATATTACAGTAATTCATATGCAGTGCCAGAAAGAACATCCGATGATGACGAACCTATTACACCGCTCCCGAAACAGTGGATCGGTAAAATATTAATCAGGAGTGGACAAAAACCAGCCGAAATAATTTCATCAGGCACCATGACCCCAACAGAAGCTAATAAATATGTATTTGAAGAAAAAATTAACAAACCTTATATTATTATTGGACCAAGTGAAACTACTAGTGATTACATCGCCAGACGATTAACTATTTATGTTACCGCAGATAATGTCATAGAAAATGTTCGCTTTGGGTAAAATCAAATAGCTTCTATTTTTATTTGCGAATCCCACTCAAATATAAGATACTTTTCAAACGCGGACTCTACAGTTCGACATTTGAGAGTGTTGTTGCTACGTTCCACTAATAATTCCGCGCCTATTTCAACAGCTTTATCGCTCATGTTATCGGTGGAAATCTTGAGTCTTCGCTTTCCTTTTTTTTCTTCATTAAGAATATGTTTTCTTACTTTTCCGAAGAACAGTCGCGAATCACAATCATCTTGCATAGATATGTACTCTGACTTAGTGCTACTTTGGCCCATTTTATGTTTGTGATTTTTTTTCACAAATAATTTGTGAAAAGCATAAAGAGAAAAAAATAATCAAATTTTAACATATGATTAAAACCCCACCTTCTGTTGTCTTTCTATTTCAGCAACTATGTCCGGCTCTTTCCATGTGTCAGGTTTGATAATTTTACCATCTTCGCGCTTATGAAACTTACCATCCGGCCCTCTCTTAGCCATATTAGCTGCATGAACTACATCAAATATATTTGATAAATTAATACCTTTCTTTGCCGCTGCATTAAGCATATAATACCACGCATCAACCATAGCATCGCCTTGCTCCGCAATAATTTCAACATCTGTATATGGCTTTTTATAGTTCAAATTGAAATCTACTCCTACACAATTGTGCGCAGTTTCTATAGTTTCTTCCGGAGTTTCGCATACAGTTTGCAGTAACTCCACCATTTCGCTAATCACCATCCCGGCTATGAATACGACTTCATTCTTTGTCATCTTCTGAGGATTGTTAGGACATTCTTTACCTAAAGATTCCTCGGTAAATTGTTTTACTTTATGAGCATTAGTAGCTTTCCATCCATTAAATACTATGCTATGAAAATCGTCTACATTTTTACTTGGGACCGCCAACCTTATATTTGCAACAGAAAGTGGGTCATCAAAGTTCAAAATATGAACAATATGATCATCCTCGTTTTTTATTTTAGAAACTACAGACTGTACGTTTTGCATTTTTTATAATTAAAAAAAGGTTTCAATTTTCTATATTATTTTTCCAAGAAGAGATTCATAATTAAATACACCTTCGTATCCACAGCCATAAGGACTGCTTGTTATCTGTTTTCCGTCGAATTCGACGGCACGTTTTGTTATAATGTTGACGTAATTTTCCTTATTATTCAAGTAGTAGTCTCTTATTTCTTCTGAGAATAATTTAACAAATTTATTCGCTGGATCATCCGTAAATGATTGTAATACAACATGTTCCAATGATTCTTTCAAACATACATATTGTATCAATTCAGTGTATTTTTTGACTCTTACATCTCTACCGCTGTTGAATCCTGGTTCGTTCCTCAAAGGCTCTGTGTCAAGTATACTCAGGATTGTTTGAGCTATAGTCAAGAAATTCATACAAGGACCCCAAGGCTCTCCCGCCCATGTTCCTAATATGCTTAAACAAACTTTACCACCGCCTGAATGAGAGGGTTGATATAAATTTGGATGACACCTTACCGAATAATATGAGTAAAACAATACTTTCGGAGGATTATAAGGATACTGAACATTAGCCTGTCCTACCTCTTTAGAGTTATATTGCATAGTCGGATCGATAGTGAAAAAGAAGAAACATCCTTCATATGGCGTGTCTTTTGGACCAATTAACATCATGTATATCATATCTACCTTTTCATCTACTGTTTTGATAAAAATCCCCTCTGTTTTTCTTTCCGGCTCCATGAGCATTTTCAAATCACGAATGATTCTGCGAACGTTGGCCATATCTCTATAATATTTATAGAAAATTTCAATTTTTAATTCTCTTTACAAATATATCGCTATTGACATGACAAGCAAGTCTGAAGAATTCGAATATTTTTTTGGCATAAATGTGTACAAAATGATTATATTCTATCAAGCAATGGAAGATTCTCAGAAAGTTATGTACTATCCGCCTTCTGAGGACGTGATGAAACTCTTGGATTTGCAAGAAGAGATAACTAACGGAAACATTGATAAACTAAGCGAAGAGGATCTTATAAAAGTTTATAAAGAGCTATGGCCTCAAAGCCTGCGATCATTTGCGTTATTTTATCGCATCAATCCAGGAAATTTTTCTAGATGGCTGCTCGGAAAAAAATCTAGCATAGCCTCTATAGAATCTGTAAAACTTTGGTTACTCAAAATAGGTCCACCGGAACAAATAGAAGAAAAAAGAGAAAGAAAAAAACTATCTATAATCAAACGATCGCATATTATTAAGAAAATTATATTTATCGACGGAGACAATAATTTTAACATTTTGAGAAAAATAGAAGAATTTGTTCCGCGAAACGAAGGTGATTGCCACATGTGTCCATATCACGTCGTTATATTCGTAACAACTCAAACCTTCAAAATTGCCGAAGAGAGAATAAAAAATAAAGGGAGAAAGTGGATTACTTTTATACATTCTAATACACGTATCAAAAACGCTACTGATTTTCAAATGACTTTGCATATATGTTCTTTAAATTTAATATTACCAAACAATATTGCTTTTGTACTTACCTCAGCAGATAGATTTATACACGAACTAATACCGGATTTGAAAAGTTATAATCCAGCCAGGGAAATTACAACTTTGTACACTGTGAATAAAAAAGAAGAAGAAATTAGAAAAGATCTTTCCAATATATTTCTTCCGTAAATTTATTTACGATTCTTCGTAAACTTGTTTACAAAGAGAATGATCACTCCAACATATTGTAAATTCCGAACTTCTGAGCGGTCCACATATTCAAGTCTTTCATGTCGCGTTTGAATTTTTTTTTAAACCGCCGCAGATCAAGAAAATTTAATGAATAAGGTGTCGATAAAGTGTACAAACATATATAATGTTCATCTTGGTAGTTTCTATAGATAACATACGCGTCGTTGCGCGTGATCCGCCCAATACGCCCATATTCATTGCCAAACAATACTACTTCATCTCTCAATTTGAATTCTTCTGACACTGTATACGCAGTGTATTCATCGTTCTTCGGATAGTATGTATAATACTTTACCTTGATGATTTGGTACAAACAACTTTTTGGTATTTCTAAACCCACTATAGTCAGCACTTTGGACATCCCTCTTCTTTAGGCACCCTTCCGTAAATACCCCTCCGCAAATATATTTAAAGAGAAATTCAACTTTCACTATTTAAAAAACTGATATCCATTCATAGATATATCTATGAATAATATTTACGAAGGATAGATACATTTATAAAGAATATTTACAAAGAATATTTACGAATAATATTTATAAAGAATGTTTAAAAAACAAGAAGCTATCAGAGATCCTATACATAAATGGATCAAAATTTCTGCTGAGGAAAAGAATCTTATAGACAGTCCTTATGTTCAGCGATTAAGGTGGGTTTCCCAGCTAACTTCTGTAGATCATGTGTTTCCAGGAGGAACTCATAACCGATTTTCTCATTCATTAGGAGTAATGTACTTGTCTGGTAAATACATGAAAAATTTGTTTCGCAATACAATTCCAAGCCCGATCGATTTTATAGAAATATGGAAAGATCAGAAAAAATATATACAAATAGCTCGAATTGCAGGTTTACTTCATGATATTGGGCATGGTCCATTTTCACATGCGTATGATCATACTATATATAAGAAAATATATGGCTTAGAAGACGGTGGTCATGATGAACACAGACATGAGATAATAGGAGAGAAATTAGAAAAATTAATAGAAGCTTGCGGAGTGTCGATTGAAGATATTCATGATGCGTGGGAAGGATGTGGAAAAAATACCATATATGGAATTATTCACAGCGTAGTACAAGGACCTTTAGGCGCTGATAGGATGGATTTTACTTTAAGAGATTCATATAATGTTGGCATGGAACATTTTGGAACTATTTCGCCACAAAGAATACTCAGTAATTGTTATATTCATACCTCTCGTTATGGCAATGAGTCTTCAATGGAATTAGTGTATAATTTTAAAGTATTAGAAGAAATGATACAGGCGCTAGACGGTAGATTTCGAATGTATGATTGTGTATACTTACATAAATCTGTATTTGCCTCTAGAGTTCTTATTGAAGCGATGATAGAATCATCATACAAGCAATTAAGATTAGTAGAGCGAACTAAGAATTTGGACGAATTCTTATATATTAACGACCATACTATTATCGGAGAAATAATGGCTTCCGATTTAGATATTGCAAAAGAATATTGCAAAAGATACTTAAGCCGAGATCTTCCTAAATTATTGTCAGAAGATATAATTCCAGATTCGAGGGATTTTGACCCAACAAAATACATGCCTACAAAACCTGGTATAATGATTACGACTAGGTCAGTGATAGGAGTGGATTATACGGTTTTCGAAAAAAATAACATCAGATTCTTATTTGACGACAATATTATATCATGTGAAGAGGTGTTAAATAATATAAATTATAAACCTCCTAGGGAACCGTTTTACTATATACGCGTGTATGAAATCTAATCAAGTACTTTTGTTTTTTAACATCTTAAGATGACCTTCTAGCCCAGACATTACATTTGCCACGAATTCTGTATCTAGAAGAAATTTCAACCATCCATCTTCGTATTGCACATTATATGGTATAGATATTTTTCCACCGGACGCGCATGGCGCTATGTTTATTTTCATGTATGTTTTTGTTTTCAAAAGTTCCAAAATAATAGAACTTGTTTTCTTTCCATCGATAATTTGCTGTATAACTGTTTTAGGTCCTACATGTACTTCTATCCAATCATCTGGACCCAGAAAAGCTTCCGAAATAGTTCTGAAAGATTCCCTTATTACTTTTTTCTTGCTGAATTGCGCCTCTGGATTCTTGTCTACGATAAGATCTACCAAATTTGATAAAGTAGTTTCGACTGGTCCAGAAGTATCGATGTTATCTGACACAGATACCTTTCCGATTATCTTCTTTATGTTTCGAATATTCTCTGACATTTTTATTTCAACCGAAAATACATGATTTTGTAATTTTTGCAAACTTTTATTCATGTTGTTTCTTATACTTTCTATCATTAACCTTGTTCTACCAATATCATTTAATAATTCGGATAGGTTCAGTATTTTTTTATAGATTTTGTCTATCTTTATTCTAGTGCGTTCATTTTCCTCCAAATCTAGAGATTGTAAGTCAATATAACACCATAATATTTCTATTCCCAGTAATATGATCTCTGGAGAAGAAGATGTTATAAATATTGTGGGTATTTTTCTACCGAGGTGTTTGAATTTCATCTCAAAATCTTTAGTGATATTCGATATCTTAGAACAAAGTGATACGAACAAACCACCCGTTATGCTTTGGTTAGAATCTAAATCATCATAGAACTTATTCACTTCCGTGTTCGGTACGGAGTATGTGTAATTTTTTACTTCTACTAAGATTTTTCCTAATTTTATTTCACTGAGGGAAGTTTCTACTATTTTATTAGGTAATCTAGACACAAGTAGATCTCCTGAATGTGCTTTCTTAGTAACATTTTCTACATCATAAGCTGGTGATAGTATATTGTAAACATAATCTTCACCTATCTCACCAATCTTACTTGATGCGGATGTTTCTATAGGTTTAGATCTACTTTCTACTACATTTAATCCAATACTTAACATCCGAGCTAAAGTGTCCGGATCTTGCGCTAACAGTTTTTTTTGCACGGCAACGCTGAAATAACCAAGAGGTATAGAAAGACTTTCTGATTCCATTGTTCCTTTAAACCTTCCGTAAATATATTTACGGAAACTTTCAACTTTCACAAAAAAGCAAATAATATCTTAACTTATTTCTCTTGTTGGATCCGCACTAAGAGCGAGAAGATGTTTCAGTAATTCGTTTTCACCTTTTATGATCGCGGCACAAACTCTTAATTCCATATACCCATCAACACCCTCTAACAGATCGATAATTTCCTTATCGTCTATAATGCTGCAAAAAGTCATCCCCATATGTTTGGGAATTGGGAGCACAGTTGCTTGAAGAGTCGCCATGCGATTAATTTCGTTTAAATCCCTTCTTTCTATCGCTATCCATAATTTTATATATGAATAGGAAGGCACTATTTCAAGCAAACTAGTCTCCAACTCCGAACCTATCTCAACCAACTCTGTGAAATACAATCCTTCTCCGTTTTTCACGAAAGGATTGAAACCTCTATCAAGAAGATCCTTGATAACTTCGGCGCGATCAACCTTGCTTTCTCCTACAATTACACAATGGAACATAGTTTTCTTGCTTATAACTGTAAAAAAATAATCATTTTTTACGAAAAATCAATAATAGCAACAAGTCAATATTTGTTTTTTTGTCGGGATCCAATCTTCCTCAGATACTCTGGGATAGAAAATTCACATGATCTTGTATATTAGAAGAGTCAATATCTCCTAATATAGTGTAGAATTGATTCCCAAAATAATCTTTAGTGATTTTGTAGCGCTCCATTTATTCTGTGAATATTTCTTTCAATTTTTACGACATGGAAATACTTTTTATATTTGCCACGATTATTGTGGTGTTATTATTGGTAATATTCGGTCTGTTTTTCTACTTGGAATGTTACGAGCCAAACATCATCATTGTAGAAGATAAACCGGAATTTGAGCCAGTGATTAGAAGTATTAACAAGCTGAATTACGAAATACCCGACAAGTTTTACACCAAAAATAAAAAAATTACAAGGTACAGTTCATTCTTGTTCGGAAACGACAGAAAAACTAAATACGCAGTTTATTGGGAGAATAATACTGTATGGGCTACTATTCGATTAGTACTTCATGAAGAAATTTGGCAAATAAGCGACCTCAAAGTACATCCAGATAAAAGAGGACAGAATATACCATATCGCATGTTTTGTAAGTTAGTGTTTCCTGCTTGTTTAGACTCATATCAAGGGTTTGCATTTGTTCCTTTTTCAAAAGAGAGGAATGCAACAGCAGAGAAGATAGGATTCGAAATAGCTGATATATATGAAATTTTTATTAAAAAAGCCAAAAAAATAAAGAAAAACCCTACACTATGTAATATGAGAGTCGAAATAGATAAATCCAAAAAGTATTATATAGATGATACCCAGACCATTTTGTATCATGAATCCCCAACCGGTGATCTGATTAAAAATATAAACGATGATGATCTGATCATGTACATGGTTCCGTCTGAAAAAGGAAGCATCGCGTTATATCAGCATAATTTACCTGGAGTGGATTGGTTATCATTAAGGAGATTATGGCAATCCGGACCATCGAATACGCAATTTATGTTATAATTGTCTGCAGGCGCAGCGATTGCGAATATATCAGTAAAATCAAAAGTCAAATGATTTCTCTAAAGGATCGAATGGAGTGTCCCTTTCTTTACCGTCTATTAAAAACAATTCATTACTAGATATATCTAAAGGTGGCCATTCTTTTTTTTCCTTCCCATCAGGATAAAATCCAAAAGGTCCTCTGAGCGAAATTCGCTGCCCTTTTAACATATATAATTTTTCTTTTACAGATACGATATAATCTGGGGACCAATTAGATTTTCCATATGTTTTATGTGAAAGAAAAAATGGCATCATAGAATATTCATGGTCCCCAATATTTTCTTCGGCGTCGTGGACCATAGAAAATACAACATTGTGCATTGCTATATAAAATTCAGATTG